GTAAATTCTCTGGAACTCCAGGAACAATTCTTGAAGTTTATAAGGGTCTATCACGTGCTACTGATGGTAAGAACAACGACGGTACAGGTAACTACTACAAAGATATAATTAACCAGAATTCTAATTATATCCGTTGGGCAAACGATCGTAGTAGCGCTCCATCGGCAACTGCTCTAAACGTTGTATCGGCCTCCTCTTCTGCCCCTGCAAATATCACTTTTGCGCTTGGTGCTGATGGTTTAAATGAATCAACAGCTACAATTGGCATTCTAGGTGCAGCATATGACCTATTCCAGTCAGCTGAAGACATTGACATCTCATTGGTTATCCAAGGAAAGCCAGTCGGTGGAACTACTTCAGTTGGAGGTAGAACTGTATCAGGTTATCAGCTTGCTAATTACTTGATTGATAATCTAGCAGAAACTAGAAGAGATTGTGTTGTTCTAGTATCTCCAGAAAGATCAACTGTTCTTAATAACGTCGGCGATGAAGCTGTGGATCTAAAGGCATGGAGAGGCGCTCTAAACAGTTCTTCTTATGCTATCATGGATTCAGGTTATAAGTATCAGTATGACCGTTACAACGACGTTTATCGTTGGGTCCCACTAAATGGTGACATTGCTGGTATCTGCGCAAGAACAGATACTACAAATGACGCTTGGTGGTCACCAGCTGGTTTCAACCGTGGTCATATCAAGAACCTTGTGAAACTAGCATTTAACCCACGCAAGGCTGAACGTGACGTTCTCTATAGCAACGGCATCAACCCTGTTGTAACATTCCCAGGACAGGGAACTGTTCTTTATGGAGATAAGACACTTCAGGATAAGCCATCTGCATTCGATCGTATTAACGTTCGCAGATTGTTTATTGTTCTTGAGAAGGCAATTGCTACTGCTGCTAAATATCAGCTATTCGAGTTCAATGATGCTTTCACTAGAGCACAGTTTAGAAATCTTGTAACACCATACCTACGCACCATCAAGGGACGTCGTGGTATTACGGACTTCTATGTTGTATGTGACGACACTAATAACACTCCACAAATTATTGACACCAATCAGTTTGTTGGAGACATCTATATTAAACCTGCTAGAAGCATTAACTTTATCCAGCTTAACTTCGTTGCTGTCCCAACTGGTGTTCAGTTCTCTGAAGTTATCGGTAAGTTTTAATAAATAGATAAAATATTCTAGGAGTAAAATAGATGGCTTTTAATATTAACTCTTTTAAAGTAAACGGACTACCATGGGGGGGCGCACGCCCCTCCCTCTTCCAAGTCCAAGTAACACCACCACCTACTCTACCTTTGAACCCAGAAGCATTCAAAAAGCTAGTGTTCACTTGTAGAGCAGCAGAACTTCCTGAGTCAACAATTTCTCAGATTGAAGTACCATACTTCGGTCGTAAGATTAAAGTTGCTGGTGAAAGATCTTTTGCTGATTGGTCAATCACAGTAATGAACGATGAAGATTTCTCTGTACGTTCAATGTTTGAAGCATGGCAGAATGCTATCAACACTATGCAGACTAACATTCGTCTACCTGAAGCCTCTTTTGAGCAGTATAAGGCATTTGCTGTTGATGTAACCCAGTTTGCTAAGGACGGAGAAGTTCTTCGTGTTTATCAGCTAGTTGGTGCTTTCCCAACTCAGATTAGCGGTGTAACTCTTGGATGGGATACACAGAATGCTATTGAAGAGTTCACTGTTAACTTTGCTTATGACTACTGGCTACCAGTGGTTGAAGATGCTTCTGTCAAGACAGCTGGTAAGGTAACACCATATCTAGCTCAAACCGACATTGGTCCGGTAATCTAAATAAACTAAACTATGTGAATGGAGGGAGTCAAAACTCCCTCCAACTTTTGGAGAAATAAATGGCATATACCTATCTTATCGGCTGGAGTAAATTTAATAAATTTTATTACGGAGTTCGATTTAGTAAGAACTGTCGTCCAGAAGATTTATGGGTCACATATTTTACTTCTTCAAAACATGTAAAAACTTTCGCTGATCTATACGGCGATCCGGATATCATTCAAATAAGAAAAACTTTTGGAGATGAAAATAAAGCTCGTCTTTGGGAAGAAAAAGTTTTAAAGAAAATGAAAGTTGTGAAAAATGATAAATGGATTAATAAAACCGATAACATATCAATCGATTCAGAATGTGCACTAAAAGGCACTTTAACTCATATTGGAAAAAAACGTTCTGAAAAAACAAAACAAAAATTACGTGGTCCAAAATCAGAACAACATAAATTGAATATGAAAATCGCTCGTAAAAAATTATTCGAAAGTGGTTACAAAAATCCAAATCCAGCTTTGAGGGAAGACGTTAAAAAGAAAATGTCTGAAATTAAAAAAGTTTCACAAAAAGGCGAATTGAATAATATGTATGGTAAAAACGTTTATAATAATGGTCTAATAAACAGAGCTTTTAATCCTAATGAAGTTCCAGAAGGTTGGGTGAAAGGGAGACATAAATAATGGATTTATTCGGTTTCGAATTTAGAAAAAAGATACCAGAACCAGAGCTACCGTCTTTCGCTCCCCCAAAGGACTCGGATGACGGTGCAGTAGTCGTATCAGCAGGTGGTGCTTTTGGCACCTATGTTGATCTTGATGGTACAGTACGTTCTGAAGCAGAGCTAGTTACAAAATACCGTGAGATGTCATTACAGCCAGAATGCGATGCTGCTGTTGATGAAATCGTTAATGAATCAATTTCAATTGATGAGGAACATATTGTTCAGATTAATCTTGAACAGCTAAAAGTCAATGAAAATATCAAAAAGATTATTCGTGATGAGTTCCAACATTGTTTGAACCTTTTAGGGTTTAACAAATACGCTTATGAAATTTACCGTCGTTGGTATATTGACGGTCGTTTGTATTATCATGTTATCATTGATGATAACGACCCAAAAGCAGGTATCAAAGAAATACGTTACGTTGACCCACGTAAGATTCGTAAAGTCCGTGAGGTTCAAAAGAAAAAAATTCAAGCCAATAATCCAGGCGATGCAGTTGTTACCAAAACAGTAAATGAATATTTCATTTTCAATGACAAAGGTTTCAACTTCGGAAATAAAGCAGTCGGTCCATCTACTACAGGACTAAAGATTGCTAAGGATTCAGTTTTACATATTGTGTCAGGTCTTACTGACAATCAGGGAACAATGGTTCTCTCATATCTACATAAAGCAATCAAGCCACTTAATCAGTTAAGAACATTGGAAGACGCTCTAGTTATCTATCGTCTTGCTCGTGCACCAGAACGTCGTATTTGGTATATTGACGTTGGTAATCTTCCTAAGATGAAGGCAGAGCAGTATGTTCGTGACATTATGGTTAAGCATAAGAACCGTTTGATTTACGACGCACAGACTGGCGACATTCGTGACGATCGTAAGTTCATGACGATGCTTGAAGACTATTGGCTACCACGCCGTGAAGGTGGTAGAGGTACGGAGGTTACTACCCTACCAGGTGGCCAGACACTGGGACAAATGGACGACGTCCTATACTTCCAAAAGAAGTTTTTACAGGCGCTTAATGTTCCGGTGTCAAGACTTAATTCAGATGCTCTGTTCTCAGTTGGTAGAGCAACAGAAATTACAAGAGACGAATTAAAGTTTAATCGTTTCTGTATTCGTTTGAGAGGAAGATTCTCAAACCTATTCCTAGAGATGTTAAAGAAACAGCTACTCTTAAAGGGTGTAACAACTCTTGAAGACTGGAATGCTATTGTCGATGACATTCGTTTTGACTTTGCTAAGGATAACTACTTCACTGAACTCAAAGATGCTGAAATTCTTGAAGGTCGTATTAACCAAGCAAGAAATATTCAGGATATGATTGGTAAATATTATTCACATGAATGGGTTCGTAAAAACGTTCTTCTTCAATCAGACGATGATATTGATAAAAATGATAAGGCAATTTCTAACGAAAATAATCTTGCTGAGAAGGGCGAATATAGATGGGTCAATCCTATGGTTCTGCAGAACGAGCAGATGCTCCAACAGCAGGATATGATGAATCAACAAATGCAAGATCAGCAATTACAACCTGGAGTTGAAGGATCGCAAGGTCAAGATCCAGAACTAGCTCAAAAAATGCAACAAGTTCATAACGCTCAGATTATTGTCGATCAAATGAAAAAGACACCAAAGGCTAATAGAACTATGGCAGATGAAGCCAAGTATAAAGCAGCGGTTCAAGTGCTCGCTAAAAATCCAGATTTGGTATCTCAAGTCAGAGCGGGTGGTGCACCGCAAGCACAACAATAGGATGAATGTAAATGACTGAAGCTAATAAATATGAATTAGATGACTTAGTTATTTCTGCATTAGAGCAGAAGCCAACAGATTTTGAAGCAGCGTTTAACGATTTAATTGTTAATAGAATTGCAACAGCTATTGAAGATAAGAAGATTGCAATTGCACAACAGATGTATGGTTACAACGCTGAAGAACCAGAATTAGACAACTCAGAGGAAGAGGATAATGGCGAAGAAACTTAGAGACATTGCTGGCAAAGGCCAGTTCTCCGGAGTAAATAAAACTACAGTTGCTCCGCCAGATATTGACGACAAGAATCTTTATAATTGGGATGGCGCCAAAGATGGTGTTGCTTTCGTAAAGAAGCATGACACTGAAACCCATGAATACCCATATGATGCTGATGCTGCATTTAAGGGTAAGAAAGGTGGCGGTTCTAAGACTTCAAAATATAAGTTTCAAAAAGACGGAGTTTATGAAGCTGCTTGTAATCACACAAACGAAGGTGTGATGTGCGAACTTCATGGCGAAGATGCATGCCCTTCCGGATCTGATCAGGAACCAAGATATAAAGGCAAAAAAGTTCTTCTTGATAAAAAGGTCAAAGAAGAAGTTGAAGTTGACGAAGGCATTCGTCCAATGACTCGTAAAGATACTGCATATAAAGACACACCAAAACGTCTTTCTAACCAATATCCTAAATCTTTCAAGCAGCCCGGAACCCCTTCAAAGTCAGACCTAAGATCAATTGCCACAAAAGCATCAGAAACTGCTAAGGTTACAAAGCTACCAGCTGGTAAAGCAAAAGGTCTTAAAGAAGATGAGATAAATGAAGTTGCTCCATCAAGCCCAAAATTAGAAAAGTGGATTAAGGCAAACAAAGCACGTTTTGTAAAAGAATATGGTAAAGAAAAAGGCACACAGGTTCTTTATGCTAAGGCATGGAAAATGCACGGTCAGTCAGAATCAGGTGGTGCTACTAATACTGAATATACTAGCGGAGCTCTAGGTTCTACTGGTAGACTAGATGTGGGGACTCTATAATGTTTATTAAACTACTTGGCGCTGAAAGATCAATTTCATCAGCAAACAATTTTGGAAACACAGCAAATCTTTGTAGGGTTGTAAACCCAACCACTGCTGCTGTTCTTAATATTGCTTATGCTAATGGCACTGTATATGCTAACACAACTGTTACTAATACAGCACCAATCTTTGTTGTTAAAGATTTAACAGACACACTTCAAGGCACTGGTCTGCTAGCAACACCAGTAGCATACAGAGGATAAGAGATGAAACTCATCGCCGAATTAAACGAAGATACTCATTATATTACTGAGAGAAATGAAGACGGTAAAAGAAGCCATTATATTACTGGCCGCTTCATGACAGCCGAAGAAAAAAACAAAAACGGTAGATTGTACAAAAAGAACATTCTAGAAACCGAAGTTAGTAGATATCTTCGTGAAGTTGTTAACGCCAAAAGAGCTTTCGGTGAGTTAAATCATCCTGCTGGGCCAACTATCAATCTTGATCGTGTATCTCATATTATAACTGAATTGTCATGGGATGGTAATTTTGTTAATGGTAAGGCTAAAATTACATCAACACCAATGGGTGAAATTGCTAGAGGTCTCCTAGAATCAGGCGGACAGTTAGGAGTTTCTACACGTGGCATGGGTTCTTTGAGAGAACAGAATGGTGTCATGGTTGTTCAGAGCGACTTTAAATTATCAACCGTTGATATTGTTTCTGATCCAAGCGGTCCTGGGTGTTTCGTAAACGGTATCATGGAAAACGTTGAATGGATTTACGATCCAGTCAAGAACACATGGCATGAAGAAAAACTTCATGAAATTAAAAAGACTGTTCATAAGCTATCAAAAGCACAACTAGAAGAAAAGAAACTTGCCATATTTGAAGCATATCTTTCTTCTCTAACACTAAAATCGTAATTATTATAAATACATTAAATTTCACTTAATAGGAGACTATTCAATGGCAAACGAAGAATTCGATCTTGAAGCTCAGAATGCTTTAGAAGAAGCCAAGGTAAAGGGCAAGAAGAAGCATGAAGAGGAAGAAGATAAGGACGAGGAAGAAGATAAAGAATCTTCTTGTAAGAAGATGGAAGAAGAAACAGTTGATGAGGAAACTCTAGCTGGTTCATCACTTCATCCAGCAGCACGTCATTCAGATCCAATGTCAAAGCTCGGCGCTATGCATGGCGTTATGAATGTAATGGCTGGCATGGGCAAGTCTGACCTTGTTAACTTTTTCAATCAAGTTCAGTCACAGTTCGGTCCTGGTAAGGATTGGGGCGTTGGTGATAAGTCTGGCCACAATCAGTCTTCACTAGATATGAAGCCATCTGATGCTACTGGCAAGTCAGCTCCAAAGACACGTGATGCTATGCCAAAGCTAAACGTCAAGGAAGACATTGAAGAAATGTTCAATGGTCAGGATCTATCAGAAGAATTCAAAGACAACGTTGCTACACTATTCGAAGCAGCTGTTTCTGCTAGACTAATTGCTGAACAGGCTCGTCTAGAAGAAGAATATGAAACAAAGCTACAGGAAGAAATTTCTCTATTCAATGAAGAACTAACATCAAAGCTCGACACTTATCTTGATTATGTTGTTGAGAACTGGATGAAGGAAAACGAAGTAGCAATCGAATCAACCCTACGCAATGAACTTGCAGAAGAGTTCATGGAAGGATTGAAGAACCTATTCGCTGAGCACTATATTAGTGTTCCAGAGGAGAAGGTTGATGTTCTAGAAGCAATGGCTGAAAAGGTTGAGGCTCTAGAATCTAAACTTGACGAAGCAATTTCCGAAAACGTTGAGCTAAAAAACTTTGTTGTTGAGAACGAAAGACAGGGCATTGTTGAAAGCCTTGCTTCCGATCTAGCATTGACACAGCAGGAAAAGTTTTCTGCCCTAGTTGAAGGAATTGAATTCGACGGCGATCTAGACGTTTATGCAAAGAAACTAATGATTGTCAAGGAAAACTACTTTAAGAATGAAGCAACTTCAAGTTCTTCAATTGAAGAAGAAACGTTTGAAGGAGAAGTAGCAGTATCTAAGAATGTCGATCCAACAGTTGGACGCTATCTAGAAGCTATCTCCAGAACAGTTAAAAAGTAATATATTATAAATAAGATAAAGTGTATTTCTAAGAAAGGAAAACCTAAATGTATCTAGCTGAGGAAATTCAAAATAAGTGGGCTCCAGTCCTAGACCATGACGCTCTTGGCGCCATTAAGGACCAGCACCGCCGTTCAGTCACTGCAGTTATGCTTGAGAACACAGAGAAGGCTCTCCGTGAATCAGCAGCACACGGTGATTACCAGACACTAACTGAAACAAGTTCACTAGTTCCAGCTAACCTAATGGGCGCTTCAAGCTCAACTCAGGGTACTGGCGGTATCGATACTTTCGATCCAGTTCTTATTTCACTAGTTCGTCGTGCAATGCCAAACCTAATTGCTTACGACATCTGCGGCGTTCAGCCAATGACTGGCCCAACTGGCCTCATCTTCGCAATGCGTTCACGTTATGCTAACACAACTAGCTATAACAACGCTGGCGCAGAAACTTTCTATAACGAAGTTAACACTGCATTCTCTTCTGTAACTTCAGGTGCTAACACCTTCGGTCAGAAGTTCGTTGGAACTATTCCAGGTGCAACTAACACTTCACCACTAACAGCAGTCAACACCTATAACACTGGTGCTGGTATGTCAACTTTCCAGGCTGAAGCTCTTGGAACTGACTCAAACACTGCTTTCCCACAGATGGCATTCTCAATTGAGAAGGTTACTGTTACTGCTAACACTCGTGCTCTAAAGGCAGAGTATACTATGGAACTTGCCCAGGATCTTAAGGCAATCCATGGTCTAGACGCTGAAACAGAACTAGCTAACATTCTATCAGCTGAAATCCTAGCCGAAATCAACCGTGAAGTAGTTCGTACTATTAACTTCACTGCTGAAGCTGGCGCTCAGGAAAATACAACTACAGCTGGTGTCTTCGATCTTGATACTGATTCTAACGGTCGTTGGTCAGTTGAAAAGTTCAAGGGTCTAATGTTCCAGCTAGAGCGTGAAGCTAACCAGATCGCCAAGCAGACTCGTCGTGGTAAGGGTAACATCGTTATCTGTTCTTCAGACGTTGCTTCTGCTCTACAGATGGCTGGTGTACTTGACTACGCTCCTGCTCTTAACTCAAACAACCTACAGGTTGATGATACTGGTAATACCTTCGCTGGTATTCTAAATGGTCGCCTAAAGGTTTACATCGATCCATACGCACTAGGTGGTAACTACCTAACTGTTGGCTATAAGGGTTCATCAGCTTTCGACGCTGGTCTATTCTATTGCCCATACGTTCCACTACAGATGGTTCGTGCAGTTGACCAGTCATCATTCCAGCCAAAGATCGGCTTCAAGACTCGTTACGGCATGGTTGCAAACCCATTCGCTCAGGGTCTAACTCAGGGCTTTGGTGCTGCTAACACTATCAATACTAACAAGTATTATCGTAGAGTTATCATCAATAACCTTATGTAATCAAGAACCACATAAGTGGCAAAGACTAAAGGGGGCTTCGGCTCCCTTTTTTCATATATAAATAGTAGAAAGGAGTTATGATGTCAGCAATAGATAACACACCATCTAATAGAAACTTTCTTTCGCCTCTGAATTTTAAGTTTCAGATTAAAAAAGCTCCGCACGTAAATTTCTTTATTCAAAAAGTAAATATACCATCGATCAACCTATCACCAGCAATAGCATCAAACCCATTTGTTAATATCCCACTTCCTGGTGAGCATTTAACTTATGGTGAATTAGATATTACATTTAAAGTTGATGAGGATTTACAAAATTATCTAGAAATACATAATTGGATAACTGGCCTAGGTAAGCCAGAAGATTTCGCTCAATACAAAGCAATTGCTGATAAAAAAGAATGGACTGGTGAAGGTATTTACTCAGACATTTCTGTTATGGTATTGTCAAGCACTAAGTCAGCAAACTATGAAATTGTTTACGTTGATGGTTATCCTGTATCGCTTTCTGGACTAGAATTTAACACCGTTGATAGCGATGTTAATTACGTAACCGCCACTGCAACTTTCAAATATACATATTATAATATTAATAAAATCTAAATCATTTAACCTGTGAGATTGTTATGAACATTGATGAAATCTTAGAAAACTGGCAAGCCGACACTAAAATTGACAAAACAGAGTTAGGCGATGAAGCTCTTAATATCCCTAAACTCCACCATAAATACTATCAGATATACGTTAAAGAAAAGATGCTTCTTCGTAAACACGAAGCTGATATGAAACAACTCAAACTAGATAAGTATGAGTTCTTGACTCAGGGTCCAAACGAAGAAACCAAAGATAAGGGTTGGAAGTTACCGCCAAAGGGAATGGTTCTTAAAGGCGATATTCCAATGTATCTAGAAGCCGATCATGATATAATTAATCTTTCTCTTAAAATTGGTTATCAACAAGAGAAGTTAGAATTATTAGATTCAATTATTAAAAGTGTAATGAATAGAAACTTTATAATTAAGAATGCGATTGATTGGCAGAAATTCACTATGGGTGCTTAATGGATTTAGTTCAGATTGAAAAGTTCGATGAAGTTTACATTAAAGTAAAAGCCGAACCAAGTGTTATGATGGAGATGAGCGAGTATTTCACGTTCATGGTTCCTGGCGCTAAGTTTATGCCCGCTTATCGTTCTAAGTTCTGGGACGGTAAGATTAGATTACTTAATGTAATGACTGGCCTATTGTATGCTGGTCTGACCAAATACGTTGAAGAATTCTGTAAATCAAGAGATTATGAAATAGAATATCTTACAGATTTTTCTTCTGAAAACTTTTCTATCAAAGAAGCAAACGATTTTATTGCTAAGTTGAAACCAACTATGCAACCAAGAGATTATCAGATTGATGCATTTGTTCATGCTGTTAGAGAACGCAGAGCTCTATTACTCTCGCCAACTGCATCTGGTAAATCATTTATTATCTATTTACTTGTGAGGTATTATGCGAAAAGAACTCTTATTATTGTACCAACTACTTCTCTTGTTAGTCAGCTTGCCAGTGATTTTGCTGACTATGGCTTCGACTCTGATACTTTTGTTCATCGTGTGTTCGCTGGACAGGATAAGGGATCAACAAAACCAATCACAATCAGCACTTGGCAAAGCGTATACAAGCTACCTAAAGAATTCTTTGATCAGTTTGATGTTGTCATCGGAGACGAAGCTCATCTCTTCAAAGCAAAATCTCTTACTTCTATACTTACTAAACTATCCGGATGCCGCTACCGTTTTGGATTTACCGGAACATTGGATGGTACTGAAACCCACCGCCTCGTCCTTGAAGGTCTCTTCGGAGCAGTCAGAAAAGTAATCACAACAAAAGAGCTTATCGATCAAAAGCATCTTGCTGATTTTAGAATTAAAGCGATCGTATTAAATCATCCGGACGAAGCTAAAAAGATGATTGCTCGAGCCAATGATTACCAAGCAGAAATGGATTATATTGTCAAGTTAGAAGCAAGAAATAAATTCATTAAGAACCTTGCTCTTTCTCTGGAAGGTAATACTTTGATACTATATCAATTCGTTGAGAAGCATGGTATTCATCTAGCGAATATGTTACAGAATAACGATAGATCAGTATACTGGGTTTCAGGAGAAGTTTCCGGCGAACAAAGAGAAGAAATCAGAAAGGTTGTTGAGAAAGAATCTAACGCCATTATTGTAGCTTCTTTTGGAACTTTTAGCACCGGAGTCAATATTAAGAACCTGCATAATATTATATTTGCTTCTCCTTCCAAATCAAGAATTAGAAACCTTCAGTCAATTGGTCGAGGACTACGTAAATCGAACACTAAGACTTCTTCGACACTTTATGACATCGCCGACAACTTGAGTTGGAAAACAAAGAAGAACTATACTTTGTTACACTTTATGGAAAGAGTTAAGATATACAATGAAGAGAAGTTTGAATACAAGATATATAAAGTGAATTTAGAGAATTAATTTCAATTAGCGCATAAATGATTATACTGGGTGTTGGGAAAAAAGGCAATATATTTTTTAGAGAATTACGAATTATTCTATTGACTTTTCAATAAATCTATATTATAATAATACTTATTTAATGAATTTAAGCGAGGAACAATGGCTAAAGTAAAAAATTATATTAACAATAAGACGCTATATGGAGCCATGATCCATTACAAAAACGACGTTAAGGAAGCTGATACAAAAGGAGTTGAAAGGCCAATCGTTCCAAAATATATTGGCGAGTCTATTCTTTTAATTTGTAATAATCTAGCAAAGAAACCGAACTTCTCTGGTTACACCTACAAACAGGATATGATCAGCGACGGTATTATGGATTGTATTTCAGCAGTAGATAATTTCAATCCAGATAAAACAAACAACCCGTTTGCCTATTTTACACAAATTGCTTGGAATGCCTTTCTCCGAAGAATACAAAAAGAAAAGAAACAGACTTACATTAAACACAAGAACTTCGAAAATTCTCATTTGTTCAGCGAGATAGTCGAGGACTCGAATCATGCTATGCATTTGAAAGCAAACGAGTATTCATCCGATATCGTACGTTCATTTGAAGATAAGTTGACTAAAACAAAAAAAGCGAGTAAACTTACTGGAGTAGAGAAATTTTCAGAGGTAGAAGAAAATGAAGAATGAACATCTTGTACCTGTTAATATTCAGGATATTGTTAATAGATTAAAGGATAAGAGCGTCGGCGAAAACGAGAGAGCAAATTTGCTACTACGTCTAGATGCTATCCGTGATTATGTAACTGCAGCAGTAGTGAGAGCAAATGAAAATAGCACTTCTAACAGATTCACACGCAGGGGTTCGTAACGATTCTCTTGCTTTTCATGATTATATGAAAAGGTTTTATGATGACGTGTTTTTTAGGTACCTCGACGACAACAATATTAGCACTGTCGTTCATTGTGGGGATATTGTTGATCGCCGTAAGTATATTAACATTAATACTGCTTATCGTTTACGAAAAGATTTAATCGAACCAGCCATTGCTCGTGGTATTACCTGGCATCAGTGTCTAGGTAATCATGACACGTATCATAAAAATACTAATGAAGTTTCATCTTTTAACGAACTTTTTCGTAAGTATGAGATAAATATCTATGATAAAACAACCGAAGTAATGTTCGGTGATACCAAGATTCTGTTAATTCCTTGGATTTGCGATGACAACAAGGAACATTCCTTCAACTTAATAAGGAATACAGATGCACAAATTGCTTTCGGTCATTTGGAACTGGAAGGATTTGAAATGTTTAAAGGCTCTATCGTTTCTCACGGAGACGATCCAAGTTTGTTTGGACGTTTTGATATTGTCTGCTCTGGGCATTTTCATCATCGGTCAAACCGTGGTAACATTTATTATCTTGGTAGCCCTGCAGAGTATACTTGGTCTGATTATAATGATCCTCGAGGGTTTCACATATTTGACACAGAAACGAGAGAACTGACATTTATTGAAAACCCATATAAGATGTTTCATAAGTTTTGGTATAATGACGGAGATCCAAAGTTTGTGGATAGCAATGTTGACTACAAACAGTTTGCGAATAAAATAATTAAAATTATTATTACTGAAAAGAATAATCCTTATTGGTTTGAAAAGTTTATTGAGAATATTGAAAAACAAAATCCCATCGACATTCAAATAGTAGAAGATCATCTTAATCTCAATCTTGAAGAAGATGATGAGATTATTGACGAAGCTGAGTCAACAATTGAAATTTTCAAAAAGTATATTACTGGCGCTGAAGTAAAGGGCGTGGATAAGATTAAGTTAGAAAATAAGATTGTTGAATTATATCATGAGGCATTGACGATTGAATGATTTATTTTAAGAAGCTACGATGGAAGAACTTCCTTTCAACCGGAAACGTATTCACAGAGATCGATCTAGCGAGCAAGGACACTACGCTCATAGTTGGTCAGAACGGGGCTGGAAAATCCACGATTCTGGATGCTTTGACTTTTGGTCTTTTTGGGAAACCGTTCCGAAAGATAAACAAGCCGCAGCTTGTGAACACGATCACTCAAAAGAACTGCGTAGTAGAAATAGAATTCTCAATAGGTTCTAAAGAATATAAGATCGTTCGTGGTATAAAGCCGAACGTCTTCGAAGTATACCAGAACGATAATCTTTTAAATCAAAATGCTGAGATGAAAGATTATCAAGAGCTACTCGAAAAACAAATCATTAAAGTAAATCAAAAATCTTTTAGTCAAGTAGTTGTATTAGGTTCAGCTACTTTTCAGCCGTTCATGCAGCTATCATCTAGTCAGCGCAGAGAGATTATTGAAGATCTTCTAGATTTGCAAATATTCACTGTTATGAATTCTATCTTGAAAGATAAGGTTCTTATAAACAGCGAGAATATCTATGAAGTTAATTCTAACAAAAAGCTAATCAATTCTAAGATTGAGTTGACTAAGAGTCATCTACAGGAATTACAAAACAACAATAAAAAAGTAGTTGTAGAAAAAGAAAAATCTATAAAAGAAACCAACAAAAAGATCAAAGAACTTGTATCTAAAATTGAAAAGATTGATACTCAGATAGAAGATTGCCGTAAGGATATAGGCGATAATGAAAGCGTATCTAAGAAGCTAGAAAAGCTATCAAAGTTGCGTCATCAAATAGAAGCCAAAATGGCTATCTTAAATCAAGATGTTAATTTCTTTAACAATCATGAAAACTGCCCTACTTGTAAACAACATATTAATGAAGATTTTAGAAACAAAACTATTGAAGAAAAAACTTCACAGATTAAAGAAACCGAAGAAGGGTTAAAGCTATTATCATTGGAGTATGATACGGCTAATAATCGTTTGAAGCAAATCATGAATATGAATAGAGATATTCAAAAGTATGAAATGGAAAGAGTTGAATACAAAACAACTATTACTTCATTAACAAAATACATTGAACAAATAAAACAAGAAATTGAAGACCTGAAAGATAATGTTGTCGTAGACGATAAGATTGTAGATTATCAAAAAGAACTAGATGGGTTGGAAACCAAATACAACCAATTGAGCGAAGAAAAAGATGTATTGGCCGCAGCGACTATTTTATTGAAAGACACAGGCATTAAATCTAAGATCATTAGACAATATATTCCTGTGATTAATAAGCTGATCAATAAGTATCTTTCTTCTATGGACTTCTTTGTTTCGTTTGAGCTTGATGAGAATTTCAACGAAACAATTAAGTCTCGTTATAGAGACAACTTTACTTACGCTTCATTCTCTGAAGGGGAGAAGCAGAAGATTGATCTAGCACTATTGTTTACTTGGAGAGCTATTGCTAAACTTCGTAACTCTGTAAGCACCAATTTGTTAATCATGGACGAAGTGTTTGATTCTTCTCTTGACCAAAACGCTACGGATTATCTAATGAATATTATTAGAGACGTAGCCAAAGATAATAATATTGTAATCATTTCACACAAAGAACATATGAATGAAAAGTTCAATAACACAATTCGGTTTAAGAAAGTAAAAAATTTTTCTACTATAGAGTGAAAATTATTATTTTTCTACTAAATAAAAAATATAAGAATTTTAGGAGAAAATATGTCATATAAACACCATGATTTACCAAAAAGATCAGATCCTAATTATGATAGGCTTTATAGAGAAAAACTTAAAGAAAGCGGAGAATATAAAAAGTATTATAAAAAATATAGAGAAAAGAAAAAAGAAGAAGATCCTGAATATTGGTCAAAAAGATACGATAAAGAAAAAGCCCGAAAATACAGAGAAGAAAATAAAGCCATACTTATGGAAAAACATTGGCTATCCAAAGGCATAGTAGATATGACTTACAACAAGTATTTACATGAACTTGAAACCCAACAAAGAAGATGTAAAATTTGTGATAAAGAAATGCAACTACCTCATGTAGATCATGACCATAATACAGGAAAATATAGAGGATTATTATGCGTTGCTTGCAATAATGGTTTAGGGATATATGAGAAAATGAAAAGTAAATTTGAAAAATATTTACAGGAATAAAATTATGGAATTAGACGATAGATATATCACAACTGAATGCGAAGAATTTGATTTTAAAGATCCTCCGTTCGACCCTGTTCAGTTTTCGCAGAACTTAGTAAAGTTTATGTATGATAACAACGGACTAGGTATAGCCGCTAACCAAGTTGGAACGCCATATCGTATCTTCGCTATGCGTGGTGCTCCAGAAAATTTTGTTTGTTTTAATCCAAAGATTGTTCAATATAGCGAACAGACTGTCGTTCTCGAAGAAGGATGCTTGACTTATCCGGGACTATTAGTTAAAATAAAACGCTCGGAATTTATTCGAGTAAGATTCCAAACGCCAAACGGCGAGACTCTTACTAAACAATTCATCGGTATGTCCGCCAGAGTGTTCCAACACGAAATGGACCATCTCGATGGAATTGTATTCTACAACAGAGCGAATAAGTTTCATCGTGAACAAGCATTGAGAAAGTGGAAACAATGAATCATTATTTTGACTTCGTAGGTCTAAAAGAACAGTTGATTAATGCCGAAGAATGGGCTATACTATTATCAGTTATCTTTCTAGTTCTTTATTGGTATAATAAAAAATGAATATCTTTTATCTTGACGAGAATCCTGTAATCGCCGCCGAGTGGATGGTAGATCGTCATGTTGTCAAGATGATTCTCGAATCTGCTCAGTTGCTTTCGACTGCACACCGTCTACTTGACGGTCGTGAGATTCAACTCGAAGTGCAGGTCGAACAAGAAGATGGTAAAATTAAAACTCGTAAGAAAAAATGGTGGTTGTTAAATGACGCACGTGAAGATGTTATATATTCAGCTACGCACATCAATCACCCATCTGCTGTATGGGCTCGCAGTAGCATCGAGAATTACAATTGGCTGGTAGATCATTTCTTTGCACTTATGCAGGAATATACATATCGTTATGAGAAAACTCATAAATGTTACGGCGAGATCTCAGCAACGTTGGCTTCTCCTCCGAAAAATTTAGAAGAATATGATATGACGACGATGCCTTCTTGTATGGCGCCAGAATATATTATTTGTTCTGATCCTGTTAGAAACTATCGTAATTATTATAAGGTGGGTAAGACTCATCTTCATAGTTGGAAAAAACGAGAAAGACCATGGTGGATAAATGACTAATTTTTATAAAGATGTAAAAGAATTCCAGACAGCAGTTGGGCAGAATGTCAGCGAAGTGCCAGAGTTTCCTGATGAGAATGAACGTGTATTGCGCCGTAAACTTCTAAAAGAAGAAGTAGAAGAATACTTTGACGGTGAAGATAAGGATGATCTAGAGAATGTCGCCAAAGAGCTTGCTGATATTATTTACATTGTGTGTGGTACTGCTGCATCTTATGGGATTCCCCTCGACCGAGTATTCGAGGCAGTCCATTCAAGCAACATGGCAAAGTTAGTAGACGGTAAGCCAATTCGTCGTGAAGATGGTAAAATACTAAAGCCAGAAGGCTGGACTCCTCCAGATATTAAAAAGATTTTGTATGAGGTTGAATGATGGTTAGACGTATTGTTGCTAAGACTAAACATGATTGCGAACATTTGCTTGGGCAGTTTGTTGACGAAAGTAATTACGATATTCTAATCGAAGAAGATACTGATTGTTATATGCCACCGCTTTGCGATGTTGCTACCAAAGCTATGTGCGGTATGTCAGATTGTGACGATTGTGGCAAAGGTAATGACGAATTACGTATCGCATTCAAGTTCCGTAAAAATTACTTCAGTCAAGAAGAACAGGATATGGCATATCGTGGCTTGAGAGAAGCTGCGGTAGAAAGTCAGAACCGTGGACTTGCTGCTGGACCTCGTGGCGATATGCTTGCGACTGAAGGTCGTGGTGGTAGGGATTGGGTTACTCCATATCAGCAGGAAATTCTTGACTTTCTTATGGATGATGGTGCTTCGCTTTTTAATGATGTATCAGTTGCTTCTATTCGTGAGAAGTATAAGAACGGCGGGCCAAAGGGCGTTGAAGAAACACGTGGTACTGTTTGGTTGCGTTCTGAAGTTATGAAGGTGTACCCAGAATATCATGGTTGGTTTGATAAGTGGGTAGATGGTCTTAGTAATAAACCACCGGAGGAAGTTCGTGCAGAAGCAACAATGGTTGCCGAAAAGTGGGCATCAACTACTAATTATGCAAAGTCAGTATTCTCAGGTGTTGCTGGTTGGTATGATCGTTACCCTCGCATCCCTTATGGCCGTGCAACGTCATACACTGAAAAGCATCCAGAACTTTTCAAACTAGCATATCCATTCCTACAAACTTTGAATAAAGGGTTTAAGGAATTACTTCCATGGCGTTGGGGCAATCAAAAAGCAGCCGCTGATAAAATGGATCCAAGATTCCTTGTTCCAGAAACAGTATTTACTACTATAACAGTAAACAAGACATTCCGCACTGCTTGTCACCGTGACGCTGGTGACTTAGACACTGGCCTAAGTAATCTACTGGTGCTAGGCACAGGAGAATATACAGGAGGATACCTTGTTTTTCCGGAGTATAGAGTTGCTGTTAATGTGCGTCCTGGTGACCTTTTGCTTGTCAATAACCATGAAGTTATCCATGGAAATACCCCTATTGTTCTTAACAATCCTGATAGCGCTACTTCTGAGCGTATTTCTGTAGTTTGTTATTTCCGTGAAAAGATGCTCGAGCTAAAGTCATATGAGTATGAAGCGTTACGTAAACAGTTTGTTGAAGAACGCCGAATGAATAAAAATCATCCTTTCCAGCGACCATTGTGGAACGGTATATCTCCTGGAATGTGGGATGATTGGACACCAATCAAAGAAGGAAAACACGCAGGTGTTATTCCTTGCAAAGAGTGGTATGATTATCTTCATGCTCATGGAATGAAGGATCCTTATGGTAAGGCAGAAGAAGCAAGTCTAGAGGCATTTTTCTAATGTGCGGAGTATTAGGCATAGCTATCAAAAATCCCGGTGAAAAAGAATTCGAACTTGTTCGCCGTCTTTTTGTTGAATCAATGATTCGTGGTAAACATGCCACTGGTGTATCATATGTTAAGAATGGCAAGGTTCATACTATCAAAGAACCTGTCAATGCCTGCACATTCATAAACAGCCAAGACATTTCTAGTTGGGTAAACGAAGATGGCAATCTTTATTGTATTGGTCATGTTCGATACTCAACTAGCGATCTTGCATACAATCAGCCAATGGCAACAGAAGAACTTTCTATTGTTCACAATGGGGTTATTTCTCAAGAGAATCCAGAACAGTGGAAAGGAACTTTTGGTTACGATGTTATTACAAAGAACGATAGTGAATTAATTTTACGCTGTTTGGAAACTGGCGAAGTTCCTTTGCATAAGTTTCATCCTTCCAGTATGTCAGTTTGTACTCTTGATAAAGATAAAGTAATTACTGCCTTTCGTAACGAAGCTAGACCATTGCATTATTCTTATGCTGCAAACGGTATTATCTTTGCATCAACTGCTGATATTCTAAAAAGAAGCGGGTTGAGTTTTCAAGTTTCTGCTCCTATGTTCGAAGTTTTTATAGTTGAAAATTTCAAAGTAATAAGCTATAATAAGTATGAATTTCCAACGATCGAGGATTTGCAATGACATATGACCCAAAGAGTTTTACTTGGGGGTTTGAGATGGAAGTGGGAGATGCGGACCGTCGCCTTCCGCTTCCAGAACATTTAGGTAAATGGGAGTTTTCAGAAACTGATGTTGTTAATTTAAACCCTCCTTATCGTGGTATTGCTTGTGATCCACTTGGTATTGAACCGCCGTTTGGTGGTGAGATTAACGTAAGACCAACAAAAACTTGGAAGGAACAAGTTGATAGAATTTTTGAGATTCTTGATTTTTATAGGTCGAATGGTAACAACCCTACTAGCAATTGTATTTCTCATAATCATATTCACGTATTTGTTCCCGGTCTAAAAGAAGATGTTGATGCACTAAAGCGTTTGATTGCTTACATCAGAGACAATCAGCATGTAGTAGTTGATCGTGTTCATGCGTTTAGATTGCATCCGGATATGTCTTCTACAAAGACAGCTAAGAGTTATTTGAAGCTGGATTGTGGTAGGTTGATGCCTGACTATATGTCTGCTAACATTATCAATCTTACAACCGACTTTGAACACTTTATTAAATTACATGCAGCTGGTAAAGACGGTAAATCAATGGGTCGTCCTTTTCGTTACGCTATCAATACGTATTGTATGAAACACACAGGAACTATTGAGTTCAGATGTTTTCGTAATTCTCTTGACCGTAGAGAGCTTGAAGATTCATTTAAATTCGTAGAAAAGTTTATGGATGCTGCTCTTAATGATGGTCCAGATGTTCAACAGATTTTATTAGAGGGTGATTATAAATTTCCAGAATTAAAATACGATCATGAAATTTATACCTCGTGGGAGAAAACAAAGTATGGAAAAGAGCGAGGAAAAAAGGCAAGAGAATTCATCGAGGTTTGATGCAGTTTCGAAAGAACAATTTGTAAAATTTATTTCCAAAAACAAAGAAGATAATTTTGCTAAAACATTTGTCGCTAAATGTGATATGCTAGACAAATGGGATGAAGTTGTTGGGCTCTGGGAAGGCGATGACCTTGCCGGAGCCATTCTCACAACTATTTCGAAACGTAAACCTTATACGGCTAACCTTCAATTGCTTCATACTTTCCATAAACATCGTAAAAAAGGTGTCGCGAAATTATTATGTCAGTATAGTTTGATAGATGTTTATCTCAGAAAAGGCGCTGATTATATGAGAGTTTCTTCTGAAATACCAGCAATACCCTTCTATAAAAAACTTGGAATACAATTTGTTGGTAAACAGAAAAGTGGTTGTTTATTAGCTATGTTTAAATTGAACGCTCACCGATATGAAGATATAGATTATTCTGTTGATTCAGTTATTTACAAAGCTGCTACATTTAAAGGTAAAGGGGGTTGTGTAGAACTCTTTAAAGAATATAAAGGGCTTGAAAATTTTGAAGAAATATAGTATAGTATTGAAACTATGAATTTGATGACCCATTCGGAGACACGCAAATTTGTGGTTTTTATATGTCATAAACAAGGAGATTGAACATGACAAATGCAAATACTAGTTTTAAGAATAAAAAACAGTATGAAGAAAAAGTAAGATATCTTACAGATCTTTTTAAGAAAAGTTTTAAAGCGCCTTCTCATTTAGAACAACCACAATTAGATCATATTGTTCCAATAGATTTTGGATTTAAACATAAAATTTTACCTGATGTTTTAGCTCGCCCAGAAAATCTTTCTTGGATTGAGAAACAAGAAAACTTAGAAAAAGGTAATACTCTTACAGAAGAAGGTAAAAGAATTCTAAAAGAATGGTATGATAATTCTATTATCGATAGTCTTATTGGAGAAGAAACAGAATATAATGTTTCTATTAAAACTCTTTGGAAACAACTTAAAGAAAGATTTAAAAATACAAACAGTAAACTTACTAGTATGATATTATCTTCCGAAATAGCTTTTAGTTTTCAGCCTGTTTGGTGTCAACGAAATGAGACATTACGCTGGGAAAAAACAAAACGTGCACTCGGAACTAAATTTTTAGAAACACATAGACTTATGGCTTGTGCTGTATATCCAGATGGTAAAATTGAAAGATTGGATGGTAATACACGTTCTTATATTTTCAAAAATAATTTACATTTTCCTGGATATCAAGTTCCAAGCGAATGGTTTGTTACTTTTTTTGAAGTAGAAAACGAAGAAGAAGCAGAACAAATTTATCACTCTATTGATTCTAATATAACTGCAGAAACTTTCAATGAAAAATTAAGCGGATATATGAGAGCGTTTGGGTATCATGAAGCTGAATTACCAGTTAAGTGGAAAAAGGGCGAAGCTGTTTATGATATTGCAGTTACTGTTCTAGATGGTTATATTCCTGCAAACGAAACAGAAACTATCTCTATCGAGAATGTAAAAAGCGATGGAGAGCGTGCTGCTAAAACAGCTGAAGTATTAGATTATTTCATGCCAGAATTGGTAGAGTTTGGACGAATGATTGGCCAACAAAATATTCGCAAAGAACTAACTGCTCCATTGATTGGTATGTTAGTTCGATATATGATGGTTAATAAATCAGAAAAAGTAAAAGATGGTATATATACTATTATAATCTATGCGAATAATGGTTATAGACCATGGACTCGCCCGAGGTTTGATGATTCTTTAAATAATCTTTTTATTATGATGGATGAATTACAGACTCCGGATTCTATGGGTTCAACTCTTAAATTTAATCCTCATATTAAAGATATGCAAGTTACCTCTAGAAGAATTATCTCAGAAGAGGCAACAAAAACTACAAAAAACATTCGAGACAGAGAAATGTATTGTGGTTGGATCGCATATTGTTTCGATAAGTATTTGAAGGGCGAAACCATGCAAGAAGATATTCTTCTTGATGTTATTGGTGAAACCTTTGATGATGCTAATGTTAGTTATGCAGAGCGTATGCGGATTCAAAAATCTGCTCGTTCTAAGATTATGGACGAGTATAAAAACTTTTGGAAAAAACATTAAAAGACTTCATAAACTGGTATCGGTGGTCACTTTCCATTAAGGATTGCGACCCCGCTATCTTCATGACCAATTACTTGTTCCGTAGGTTCGAGCATAACAAAGAACAAAAACTTTGGATTGCTTGGATCTACGGCACAACGTATTATTTTCCAACTACTTGGGTTATCTGGAACGAGTTTCCTGATATGGAACTTGTTGGTTTAGATCGTCTCAAAGATTGGAATAATACTAATTATAAAAGACTACGTTATCAAATCGATACAAAATGGAATAAGGGTCATCTACCTGCACAGTTTGAATCTTACAAGAACTGGGTTGGCGATCGTTCTCAGACAGAAGCATTTCGTCCGTTCCTCGATCAACACCCTGACGAAAACTTCAATAATGTTTGGAATGAAATCAAAACTAAGTTCCATAAATTTGGTAGATATTCAACTTGGTTTTATCTACAAACATTAAAGCAGTGTTGCGGACTTCCAATAGAACCTGGAAGTTTAATGCTAGAAGATTATTCTGGTTCTCGTTCTCATCGTAATGGCCTTTGTATGGCTGTCGATAAACCTGAATGGTATGACGTAAAACTATCTTCAAAAGAACTAAATTATCTAGATGGTTCTGCGAAAGAAATATTAGAAGAAGTCCAACGAGAATTTCCTGACACTGATTACTTTGATATGGAAACATGTCTTTGTAGCTACCGTAAAATTTTCAGAAATCATCATACGAGATTCTTAGGTTATTATATTGCTAGACAGCGAGAAGAAATAGAAACTGTTGAAAAAGATGGTTGGAATGGAATTGATTGGCAACCATTATGGGATGCAAGAATAGAAACACTAGACAAAAGATTGCTCGATTTACAACTCACAAAAGAAAATAAATCTAACTCTCAATATCTTGCTACAAGGGAAATCTTATTGCCTTGGGAAAACTGTGAAGTTGGTTTAGAGAAGTTTTTCACATAACCAAATTTTCTTATAAACTTTGTTATTTCTAGTCCCTACGTTGAAGGAAGGGTAAGATACATTATTCTGTTCGCAGAATTTTACCCTATCTTCTACTATGAAGACTTCTTTTGTAATGATATTGGTAATTTTCCATTTCTTACACAATGATTCACGTGGACGATTTGAAACGTCTTTTAATTTATTGGAAACTTTATTTTTAAACTCTTCTGACTTAGGAACTCCCTTTCTTTTTAATGAAAGAGCAAATTTGTGTTTTTCAGATTGTTTATGCCCTTTTAAAGATTTTCCTGCCTTTGACATATGTTCTAAAAATTTGTCTGGGTTATTCTCTTTATATACTTTCATTCCTTTTGAAATTTTTGTTTTTGATTTTTGAGAATGTTGAATTACTCCGTGAGAGGGATCTCCTATAATCATATTAACACATAAAGGATTGCTTATGTTATCAGAAATATATTCTATTTCTTTTGTCAACATGGTTTCAGGGGTTTCGCAAATCTGCAGAATTTCTTTTATTAAATTTTTCTTGTCTTTCAGCATATCAGCTGATCCGGATCCCAGGTATCCATCTTCTATGTTTTCAGTAACATGCCTTCCAATATAAAATTGGTTTGACTTTTTGTGCGTAATACGGTATACTAAATAATACATAATTAGACCTAATGCTTGTGAACTTATAAGAAGTATTTATAATATGGGAGATTTTATATGCGTGTGATTGCAATAGGTGGCGAACCAGGTGCTGGTAAGTCTACGTTGATGAAAGAAATTCTCAATAAGTATGGTTTCATTCCCAAGTTTGATCAAGTAAAGTTAGTTCCCTATCATCAGGCAGGTCTTGCTTATATTCTCGGTAAGTATGAAGAGGGTGAAACCTTTTCTGGCACTGACCGTATGTCAATGGCTGTTCAGCCAGAAGCAATTAAATTTCTAGCAAGTTTAGATAAAGATGCGGTTGTTCTTTTCGAGGGCGACCGTCTTTTCACATCATCGTTCCTTGAACATTGTGTTGAGAACTATGAAACTGAGATCGTTTATCTAGAAACTGATAAGGCTGTACGACAAGAGCGTTATAAAGAGCGTGGTAGTAATCAGAACGAAACTTGGTTGCAGGGTCGTGAAACTAAGATTGCTAATATTCTTTCTAACATGACTCTTATGTTTAATACAGTTAAAATGAAAAATAATAACAAGGAAGAACAAAAGGCTATTCTAGAACACATTGTGAATTTTGCGGAGGTGAAATGACTAAGACATATAGATTTGAGAATGGTGACTATTATGGTCAGCCGCTTTCTGCGTCGGGTGATATTTCTGGCGCAACTGCTTCAACTTGGCCGCCTAAATACAAGTATAAGGAAGACGAAATCATTCGTGACTTCCACGCCTATATAGATAAGACATATGGGCAGCATTATATGACTGAAGAAGAGAATATAGAATGTTTCGATGTGTGGCTTGCTCTTGGTGATTCTATGCCTACCTTCCGAAACACTGCTATCAAATATCTTTGGCGCTATGGCAAAAAGCATGGCAGCAATAAAGATGACTTGCTTAAAGTCCTTCATTACGTTATAATGATGTTGTACGCCGATCATTATAAGGACAAGAAATGAAGACTTTAGAGGAATATGAAGAAGAGAAAAGAAAGCTAAGATTTGAACATGGCACTGGTATTCAGTGCCCAGCTTGTGGTGATGAGTTAGTTGTTTCTAATCCTGGTATGATCTTAACAACTTATCCTCCTCGTAAAGCAGTTCATTGTCCAACTTGTAAATATCATAATACTATTACAGCATAAGAAAGGTATATTATGGAAATTAAGATCCCAATTGAAAAACTAAGAGAGCGTAAGTTGTTTGTGGCCACGCCAATGTATGGTGGTCAGTGCGCTGGTATGTTTGCTCGTTCATGTGCGGATTTGTCCGCTCTGTGTACGCAGTATGGTATTCCTCTTCAGTTTTATTATCTGTTCAATGAGTCGTTAGTTACTCGTGCACGTAATTATTGTTGCGATGAGTTCATGCGTTCAGAAGCACAGCATATGATGTTTATTGACTCGGACATCGGTTTTAATCCTCAGGATGTTATTGCACTAATGTCACTACAGGCTCTTGAAGAAGAGAAGTATGATATCATTGGTGGTCCATATCCTAAGAAGTGTATCTCTTGGGAAAAGATTAAGCACGCCGTTGATAAGGGTGTTGCTGATGATGATCCAAACGTTCTTGAGCGTTTCGTTGGCGATTACGTCTTCAATCCAAAGGGCAATCAGAGTTCGATTCCAATCTCAGAGCCAGTTGAAGTTCTAGAAATCGGAACTGGATTTATGATGGTTTCTAAGAAGGCTATGACTAAGTTCTATGATTCCTATAAGGATCAGTATTCTTATAAGCCAGATCATGTCCGTACTGAGCACTTCGATGGTAGCCGTGAGATCCTTCAGTTCTTCCAGGCAGAAATCGATCCAGTTTCTAAGCGTTACCTCTCAGAAGATTATTGGTTCTGTCAGAAGGCTCATGCAATTGGTCTAACAACTTGGTTCTGTCCATGGATGAAGATGCAGCATGTTGGAACTTACATCTTCGGTGGTTCGCTTGCTGATCTTGCTTCTATTGGTGCTTCGGCTACTGCTGATCCAGGCGCATTGAAGTCAAAGAAAATGATGAAGTCAAAGAATAAGTGAGAAGGAGAAATATATAATGAAGATTGATGTAGATACAGTTAATGTTTTGAAGAACTTCGCCAAGATTAATCCATCCATTGTTGTTCAGGAAGGTAATGTTCTAAAGACCATTTCACCAACCAAGACAATCATGGCCAAGGCAAAGGTCAAGACTGACTTCGGCCAGCGTTTTGCGATTTATAATCTTGATCGCTTTATTTCAACTCTAAGTTTGTTTACTGATCCAGAACTAAAGTTTGGCGATAAGTCAGTTGACATTTGTGACAACACTCGTAAGACGCATTATGTTTATGCTGACGAGTCAACTGTTACAAAGGCTCCAGAAAAGGAAATTAATCTTCCTTCGGTTGATGTTACTTTCCGTTTGACTAATGACACTCTAAAGGATGTCGAGAAGGCTGCTGGCATTCTTGCTCTTCCAGAGATTGTTGTTATGGGCGATGGTAAGAACCTTTACCTTCAGGCAGCTGATTCCAAGAATCCTTCCGGTGACGTTTATTCTATTCAGATTGGCGACACTGATAAGGCATTTAAGGCAATCTTTAAGGCTGAGAATATTAAGATCATTCCTGGCGATTATGATGTTAATATTTCATCAAAGGGCATTTCCCACTTTGTTCATGATGATGTAGAATATTATATTGCAGTTGAGTCAAGCTCAACTTTCTAACTTGAATGGGGGACTTCGGTCCCCCTCTTTTTGCTATGGAGATATATTATGTTTAGGCAAATCCCTGGTGGATTGATTATCTCAACCTTGTTCGGTGATGAAGTTGCCACTAAGAAATGTAATACTTGTTACGAGGTAAAATATAAACATGAGTTTTATATTGAATCTGTTTCCAAAAGAAGAAACGCAGAACAAGTAAGAAATCAATGCATAGAATGTTGGGATAGGTTTAAAGGCGATGCCGGATGGGGTCGTCGTGTTTTGGAATGTGAAGCGTTGGAGAATGCATAATGAATGAAGAATTCCTTTGGACTGAGAAGTATCGCCCAAAAACTATTGAAGAAACTATTCTTCCTTGTGATCTTAAAGCAACATTCCAACAGTTTGTTGATCAAAAGAATATCCCTAATTTAATCCTAGCAGGAACAGCAGGTGTCGGTAAGACGACCGTAGCACGTGCTATGCTAGAACAGCTTGGTTGTGATTATATCGTCATTAATGGATCTATGAATGGAAATATCGACACACTTCGTAACGAAATACTCAACTTTGCGTCATCCGTTTCATTATCAGGTGGAAGGAAATATGTCATCCTCGACGAAGCGGATTATCTTAATGCCAATTCTACTCAACCCGCACTTCGTAATTTTATGGAAGAATTTTCCAGGAATTGCGGCTTCATTCTCACGTGCAACTTCAAGAATCGTATCATCGAGCCTCTGCACTCAAGATGTTCGGTAATTGATTTTAAGATTAGTAAGAAGGCCATGGCCAAACTTGCTACACAGTTCTTTAAGCGTGTTACTTTTATTCTAGAAGCAGAGGGTGTTGAGTTTGATAAGGCTGTTGTTGCAGAAGTAATCAATAAGCACTTCCCAGATTGGCGCCGAGTTCTTAATGAGCTTCAGCGTTATTCAGCAACTGGTAAGATTGACTCTGGCATTCTGGCAAACATGACAGAGGCTTCAATCAAGGATCTTATCAAACTAATGAAGGATAAGAATTTTCTAGAAGTTCGTAAGTGGGTAAAGAATAACCTAGATACTGACGTCAATTATCTTTATAATCAGTTCTATGATATTTCTGCAGAAGCAATGACTCCAATAAATGCTGCTCAGCTTGTATTGATTCTAGCACAGTATCAATATCAAAATGCATTCTCTGCTAATCCGGAAATCAATTTCATGGCTTTCCTTGTCGAAGTTATGAAAGAGTGCGAGTTTAATTGATGGCTAAAGCTAAATTCCTAAACGTATTACTAGAGGAAAGAGATCCAGAGAAAGAGGCAGTTGGTTTCTTTGGTAATTGGGCAAAGCATTCAATTGAACAAAAGCAAAAGGAGAGGTATGACTGGCGTTATGAGAATAGCATCACTAAGGGTAAGAAGCAAATAATTGATGGTGACTATTCTCAGTGGCGAACTAATAACGTCATTGCAGGATATAGAGGTTTAACTAAGATTGTCAATGAGGTTAATATTCGCTATGGTATAACAGATCAAATGCATTACGATTATCTTTATGGTTCTGTTAGAAAGCAGAGTTATGAAAGAGCAAAAGCAGAAACTGATAAAGAAAAGAAGGATCGTAAGAAGCAAGAAGAACTCATAAACCTAATTTCAAACTATTATAAATATAATAATGTTCGCACCAAAGAAGTGTTAAAGATTCTTACGGCAGAACAGATTGAAATTATAAGAAATAAAAATAATAAAGGTGGAGTAAAATGAATGAACTTTTGGATTCTCTAGTTGAGGTGAAAATCGCCGAAGAAGAAGACTTTCTTAAAATTAAAGAAACACTTACACGTATCGGTGTCGCTTCTCGTAAAGAAAGAAAACTATATCAGTCTTGTCATATTTTCCATAAGCAAGGCAAGTATTATATTGTTCACTTTAAGGAAATGTTTACTATTGACGGTAAGCCTTCTAATTTCTCAGAAGAAGATAAAGGTCGTCGTAATAAAATAATTCAATTACTTCAGGAATGGAATCTACTAAAAGTAGTAGAACCAGAAAAGATTGCTGATCCATTAGCATCGATGAGTCAAATTAAAATCATCAATCATAAAGAAAAAGATGAATGGACATTAGAAGCTAAATATAATATGGGTCGTAAGAAAAAATAATTGAAGGGATATATTATGTGGCCATTTAAAATTGAGAAAAGACCAAATACTCCGGCAGAAGAAAAGTTAGAAATTATTAAAAACATTTTGTTTCCTCAACCTAAGTTGATGGAAGATATGGATGAAGGTGGGCAGTTCCATAAATGGCAAGTTGATTATTCTGCTGATATGAATTTGAACGCAGCATTGATCGATCTTCAAGAAGGTCATAATGACAAAGCTGTTCATAATACTATTATAGATATTGAAGATCGCCTTATTAGGGTTAGAGATGTTCTTGAAGAACATATGCAGATAAGTAAAGAAGCTGAGTATATAGTTGTTGAGAACTTGAAGGAAGAGGTCGATGAATGACGATAAACTGTATATCAAGTATTCAAAGATATTACCAATAGTATTAGAAGCAGTTATAGATTCTAGATTTAAGTATTTGAAAGAATTAGAATACGAAAATCATAGTCATGCAAGGCAAATACTAGAACAAGAGTATAAACCTGCAGTAGAAAAGCTCGAACAGATACTAGAAATTATCGCTTGACTTTTTTCTTCGAATAGGGTATTATCAGCATAGATAGGAGAAATCTATGTCTATGCGTATCCTTCCAGCCTATTATACGACGACTGTTAGTAAACGTAAGCAGAGCCGTAAGAGTAAGGCTAAGTCTAAGCTAGTCTCTGATCATGATAGATGGTTGTTATCAAAGGGTCTTCACCCGGATCAAATAAAATCTAAAAAAGACAAAAAATCGCTTGACTTATCGTTCCGGAAAGGGTATAATGAGTCTATGATGGTTGATCGTTCTACTCGCCATTACGACGACAAGGCGCTAGTAGCTGGTGATTGTTCGAAGCGAGATATTATGACTAACCTTCACAAAGAACCAGAGCACGTTCAGAAGGAGATCCTGAAGAAAGCGAGTCTGGTTATGCCGCTATATAACAAAGGCGGATTACAATATGCTGGTCCCGATGTCGATTTGACGACAGTAGGAACCAAATCTAGAAGAGGATGATATGGCTACGGTTAAGCTAAGTGACACATTTATGAATGTTTCGGATAGCGTTACAGTCAACCGTTACGAGAACGGTTGGATGGTCGAGGTTAGTGGTAACGATCAAGAAGATAGCTGGCAGAACAAAAAGTTTATCTTCGCTGATCTAAAAAATGTCTTTACTTTCCTCGAAGAATATAGTAAGATTAAGTTAAATTGAGACAGGGAGTTACGGATATGGACATGGTTCAAGTTCAGCTTCAGGATGAATCTGGTAATTGGCGTACGTATTCGTATACGCAGAATATCCCGTTATTGTATCGGGATAATATGCGACAGTTGCAGTGGCAGTTCCCTAATGCCCGTATTCGCACTGTCGATTCGAACGGTCGAGTAATCGACATCTTTTAAAATGGAGAAGTATATAATGGTTGCTAGCATTAGTAAGGTTGAGAAGGTATTTGAGGCTCTCGTTGGTCGTGGCGAGGAACTAACTGCTTCGCAGATTAAGACTCGCTACGGTGTTGCTAATCCGCATGACGCTGTTTATCAGATCCGTCAGATGGGTTATGCAATCTATCTAAACGAGCGCAAGAATTCAAAGGGCGAAACTGTTGCACGTTATCGTGCCGGTAAACCAAGCCGCAAGCTAATTGCTGCAGGTTATCGAGCACTGGCCGCTGGTCTATAAAAATCTTGAGACAACTTCGGTTGTCTCTTGATAAGTGCATTGAGTGTTCTTATCAAGAGACAATTATTGCGACGAGGATTTGGTTATGTTTTCTTTTTTTCACAGAACTCCTAGAATTCACATAGATTGTTTCACAAAACAATCTATGGTATTTGAGAACACACCTGTTGTCAAGTCTTCAAAAACTTTACCAGATTGGTGGAAGCAATTACCAAGATCAAAAATAGATTTTGTTGAAACACCTGATCAATTGTATGTACCTAATCATAAAACAATCTCTAATATGAGAAACTGTTATGGGTTTCTTGAGTTTTATAAAAAAGGATTAGTAATAGAAAATTGGACAGATCTGGCTATAAAAATAACAAAAGACAATTATAAATATTATTGCACCACAGGTGAACGCCCAGCAGAACATAATAGAGAACAATATGGTAAAGGTTTTAAAAATTACCATCATATTAAATTGGCTAGTCCTTGGCATTTTAAAGAAAAAACTGGTGTTCAATTTTTATTTGTAGAATCTTCTTGGTCTTTAGAAGATTATGATTTTAAAATAGTACCAGGAGTGGTAAATTTTACATGGAATACAGGAACAAATATAAATATAATGCTTCCTAAAAAAGATGCAGAATATGTAATACCAGTAGGATTGCCTTTGATGCATATTATTCCATTAAGCGATAAAACATTAGAACATAAAAATCATCTTGTTACTTCTGATGAATTAGATAAGATAATTAGTCATTCGCAAAGTTCTTTGTTTGGTTGGAGGAAAATGGTTTCTCTTAAAAAAAGAAACGAAGAACGAAAATCTGAATGCCCTTTTGGATCATGAGTAATGATCTCTAACTAAAAGGGCGGTCCTAGTGGCCGCCTTTTTTATGGGAGTGTGTGTCCGGAATTGGTTACGGCAAGGTCTGCAAAACCTTTTTATGTGGGTTCGAGTCCCATCACTCCCTCCAATAACACTTAGATAGGTACAGGCTCGTGCGAGCAAGGCGCCAGTAAATACTGATGCTCAAACCTTGTATCTTTATCCGTGGGCTCTGGTTGCAACCATCTCCGTCCGAGATATAGTAAACCTGTATCTTTCTAAGTGTTATGCTTCCTTAGCTCAAAGGTAGAGCACTCGACTGATAATCGAGAGACGTTGGATCGATACCATCAGGAAGCACCAGTTTATGGACCGATAGCTCAGTTGGTAGAGCAGGGGACTCTTAATCCCTTTGTCGTGGGTTCGAATCCCTCTCGGTCTACCATTCAGAAAGAGGTTGACTTTGTCACTCTTTCAGGGTATATTAAGTGTGTAAGTTACGGGGCGGTCTTCTAATTGGCCTAGGAAAACAGACTTTCAATCTGTGCAATGTGGGTTCGAGTCCCATCCGCCCTACCAGTATAATGGATCCTTAGCTCAATAGGTAGAGCAAGAGACTTTTAATCTCAAGGTTCAGGGTTCGAGTCCCTGAGGATCCTCCAAGTTTTGGCCCTGTAGCTCAATCGGGAGAGCGCCAGCCTGTCACGTTGGAGGTAGTCGGATCGAAACCGATCAGGGTCGCCATTCAAGGAGAAACAAATGAAGTCTCCAGCATATAGAGTTGGTCAGGCAAACCTAAAAGGTAAGAAGACCAAAAGACTACGTTGTGGATGTTGCACAGCATTCAACTTTCTTGACAAGGAACGAGACATTCGTCACAAGAAAGAGATCCGTAATGCTTTTAAATGTATTGAAGAGTAATGGTCCCATAGTGTAATGGTTAGCACACGATCCTTATAAGGTCGCATCGGCAGATTACCGAGTAGTGTAGGTTCGAATCCTACTGGGACTACCAATTGGAGAGTTGGCCGAGTTGGTCTAAGGCACTTCACTGCTAACGAAGCGTGGGCGAAAGTCTACCGAGAGTTCGAATCTCTCACTCTCCGCCAAAAAAAGTTGTTGAATTGTTCGTTAAATTATGGTAATATTACTAAATAGAATACTTGATAATACGCCAACACACTAGACTGCGGTTCGAAACGTGGACAGTAATGTGTTGTAAAGTAGCAAAGGTGAACGGGTCGGACGTTAATAAACTGGCGTAAGCGATGGGATCCAGGTTCCGGTAAAACTCCGATCATTATGTTAGTGTGTTGGCGTATTATCATTTTGGGCCAGTAGCTCAGTTGGGAGAGCATCTGATTTGCATTCAGAGGGTCGGGAGTTCGATTCTTCTCTGGTCCACCAAAATTGGAGGATGGCGTCGCTGGGCGACACACTGTCTTGAAAACAGCGCCACTGAAAAGTTGATGGTTCGATTCCTTCATCCTCCGCCAATATGGGTGTAGCTTAGTCTGGTCTAAAGCAGTGGTCTCCAAAACCATGATCGTGGGTTCAAATCCTACCTCCCATGCCATTTCGCTGATAGGTCGGCAAGATGTCGAGGCGCTCTCATAAGGCGTTTCAGGTTGGTTTGATTCCAACTATCAGCACCAAGAGTTTTGCGGGCGGGAGGTATAGTATCTCGCTGGTCTCATAAACCAGTAGAAGTTGGTGCAATTCCAACGCTTCGCATCCAATATATTCGGGGTGTAGCGCAGTCTGGTTAGCGTGGCTGGTTTGGAACCAGTAGGTCGCAGGTTCGAATCCTGCTACCCCGACCATTATGGACGATTAGCTCAGTTGGGAGAGCAACGCTTTTACACAGCGAAGGTCGGCAGTTCGAACCTGTCATCGTCTACCATTTATGCCCCATTAGCCCAATTGGCAGAGGCGTTGGTCTTAGGAACCAAAGGTTGGGAGTTCGAATCTCTCCTGGGGCACCATTATTGGTCAGTGACGTAATAGTAACCGTGGCGTAACAGCTGTCGTCGCATACTAGTTGAAACGATGACGTGTAGGTGCAACTCCTACCTGACCAACCATATAATGCTTCGCTGGTGTAGGTGATCCGCACGTCTGTCTGAAGAACAGAAGGACTTTGTTTGATTCAAAGGTGAAGCACCATATAATGCCCTTGTAGCCCAATCGGCAGAGGCAGTTGACTCAAAATCAACAAAGTGTCAGTTCGAATCTGACCAAGGGCACCAATATGCTTCTGTAGCTCAACAGGATAGAGCATCGGTCTACGGAACCGAGGGTTGGGAGTTCAAATCTCTCCGGGAGCTCCATTAATGCCGAGGACGCCTGAGTGGACGGGCACCTGACTGTAAATCAGACGCTTATAGCACGGTAGGTTCGAACCCTACTCTCGGCACCAAATTTATTCGGGGATAGTTTAATGGTAAAACTACGGGTTTTGGCTCCGTCGTTCTTGGTTCGAGTCCAGGTCCCCGATCCATATGCTGGGGTAGTGTAATGGAAGCACCCGAGTTTGTGGAGCTCGGAGCCTAGGATCGATACCTAGTCCCAGTACCATTTAATGCTGTCGTAGCTCAGTTGGTAGAGCAGTTGATTAGTAATCATCAGGTCGGGAGTTCGACTCTCTCCGACAGCACCATAAATAACTTGACTTTTGGTAGGTTTAGGGTAGAATATAAATACGATGAATGATATGAACTTCCCCAACTACTATGTATGTAAAGAATGTTCGAGAGTGACTCGTAGTTATCCTATTGGATGCGATCGAGTTATGTGTCAAGTAAAGAAAGATATTATCAACGATATATGTTGGAGTATTATCTTTTTTGTCTTGACTATCGGTGGATTTATATTCTTATATTGGAATGTGGCGCAGCGGTAGCGCAGGTGACTGTTAATCACTTGGTCGCAGGTTCGAATCCTGCCATTCCAGCCAGAATTAGGTTGGTCGCTATAAATAGACTCGTGCGGATCTAAGGTTAGTCCGCTCCTTTATGGAGATCGAAATGAAAAAGTTCGCTGTTGCATTACTGTTAGTTCTTGGTATTACTACTGCTTCTCAGCCAGCCAATGCATGGGGTTATGGCTATGGTGGTTACGGATACGGTTATGGCGCAGCGTATGGTGCCATGGCTGGTGCTGCTATTCTTGGTGGTGTAATTGGTGGAGCAATTGCTTCGCAGGGTTATGGTTACGGTGGTTACGGATATCCTTATGGTGGTGGTTATTACGCACCATATGCTCCTCCGGCTTACTACTACAATCGTCCTCGTTATTATTACTACGGATACTAAGATGAAAAAGTTAGCATTAGCGTTGGCTCTTGTTTTTGCAACTCCTGCTTTTGCTGGCAATTATAACATTGATTATTGTAACAACTGTAACATCAATGTTCAGAAGCCAGTTGTTAAGAAGGTAGTAAAGACTGTTCAAGTTCCTGTTGCAGTTGAGTATGTTCCAGCTGGTCCAGGACCAATTAGTTCTACGATTGCAGTTCCTGTAGCAGTTCCTGTTCAGCCTGCACCGTTGGTTCCTGTTTATAACTACGTTCCAACTCCAGAAGCATCTAACATCTATTCGCCTCCGGGATATCCAACTAATGTTCCTGTGGCCGCTGCTGGAAACTGTGCAATGTATGTTGATCCTTATGATTTGTTTGGTCAGTTATTTGGCGGAGCAGATCTGGTTCAGAGTTGTTTAGTTCCTGCGTATTAAGATTAATGCTGGTATAGCTCAGACGGTAGAGCAGTTGCCTTGTAAGCATCAGGTCGAGGGTTCGATTCCTTCTGCCAGCACCATTGGGAAATAGTTTAATCGGTAAAACCACGGACTCTGACTCCGTTAATCTTGGTTCGAGTCCAGGTTTCCCAGCCATCTAAAGGATATATATTATGGATCATAAGACTAGCGCCATCATAAAGATTGTTTGTTTCTTTGGAATAACAATCATGATAGGTTTTATAATTTCCGATATTCATATGCTTTCTAGTAATTAATGCGGGTGTAACTCAGGGGTAGAGTGTCAGCCTTCCAAGCTGTTCGTCGCCAGTTCGAATCTGGTCGCCCGCTCCAATTCTTATGGTATGTAATGTCTCGTGATAAAAAATATATGGACTTTGTCCGTAGACTAGCTACCTCCAATAACATGAAAATGAAACTGGCAGCGTGTCTCGTTATTCGTAACGAGATTATCTCTGTCGGTTTCAATTCAGACAAATCCCATCCTCTGCAGAAAAGGTTCGCAAAGAACACCGATGCGATCTTTAAACATGCAGAGGTAGATTGTATTATTAAAGCATTGAAGGTCGTCGACGAAGAGGATCTAAAAGATGCAACTCTGTATGTTCATCGTGTTAAAAAGATGAATAAGGGAGACGCTAATTGGGTTACTGGAATGGCAGAACCTTGTTGTGGATGTCAGAAAGCTATAGAACATTTCGGTATTAAAAGAACTGTATACTCTACCGATCAAGAAGGTTTGATTGGTTTCTGTCACCTATAAATAGGCGTATGGGAAATGTAAGAACTAGAATCACAAAGAAAACTGGTCCTGTTAGAACCACAACTTCATGGGGTGGCAAAAGAGGTATAACCAATTCTACATCGTATGGGAATAAAGGTTCCCGTATAACATATTCAACCAATCAGAAAACAGGCAGAACACGTGTGACTCAATCTCAAAAGGTTGGGCCAAATTCATGGTATGTAACTAGCAAAACTACTGGTGGGTTTCGTCAAAAAAGAGGCAGAAAACCTAAAGGCAGTCTTTCAGATTTATTCTGGGCAGTAGTTATTATAGGCGTTATTATCGCTTTTATTTTGTAAATATCTCTAACACTCTATTAACATAATCTCCACGATCCTTTAAGAATAGCTGTGGCTGCTCGTTGTCCACAGCTATTAGTATTGCGATCTGGGGAACATGTATCTTATACATACGTTCGAACATCAGAGAATACGTTGTTGCTTGTAAGAAGTAGGATTCAATCCATTCTTCTTTCTTTAGCTTACGACTTGTTTTGAAATCAATGATAGAAGGTGTTCCGTTAAACTCTGCAATAAGATCACAACGACCAGCAGTTCTAAGAGCAACAGAATATAAGGGCAACTCTACGCCGAGAATGTTATCAACGTGTTTGTCTAAGAGCGATTGAATACCTTTGAAAGCATCAATTCCAGAAGGCATAGCACCCCGAAGATGGTTCTCTTCATTGAGGACATAACGCTCTGCGATGGAATGTACGGCGGTTCCACGGCGAGCAGCCTGAACAGTAATCTTCTGAGCTTCTTCGTGACCGACACGTTTTCTCCATTCGTTTAGAGCTGTCTTGTCCATCGCCCTGTCTAATACGGTTGTTACCGAGCGAAACTTTTCTCCGCTCGGTAACACATAGTATCTTTTACCATCAATAGTTTGAGTATCAATTGCTACTTCTGGTACTAAATTATTTTTGAATATCTTTCGCAAATCCGTTTTCCATTGTATATTTCGCATCCATTCTATTAGTTATATATATCTTATTGCCGGACGCTTCTTTAACTGTTGATATCCATTGAACAGCTACTGGGCCAATGCCTCTTGCCATCCAATATCTAGCTCCACCAATTTTGCTACCCCATGCCTGTTGATACACTAATGTAACAACATCCTTATATGTAACTCCGAATATATTAGTCCACTTATCAATCTTTCTTTCATAAACAAAAGATTGAGTGCCATTTAGTAATTGTGGCGGAGAACAAGCAAAGAAGTCTGACTTAGGATTGTTCTCATACTTCTTACCAATCTCACAGTAGTCGCCCCACCAAATAGGCTTCTTGTCTTGGAAAACAATTTTATTTCTGTTTCCAAAAATTTTGGTAGAGATACTTTCTTTCTCGATAATATTATCATCTCGCCATTCAGCGATACCATAGTTTAACTTGTAACGTAGATACCAAGTGTCTTTCCACTTCATATCTTTGTCGTAATCAACATATAATATAGATTGAGAATCTTCGTCCCAAACAAACCACGAATGTATATCTGGCATCTTGGCAGGTATGTTTGTATCTGGTTCTGCATCAGCATCAACGTAATGGAACTTAGCAATTCTACCTAACGGTGGCGCTGGCCAATAATCCCAGGCTCGTATTATATCTTTTGCTTCTGTCATGTTATGATCCTCATCTTATCTTTAAGGATAATGTATTCTTTAACGAGAGCAGATCTTACAATATCTTTTGCTTCGAATTCGATTAGGTCAAAAGATTTCATACTACGGACCACTCTCATAAAATCTGTTAGACCGCTCTTCTCATGCTCTCTTGTAAAGTCTGACTGTCTGAAGTCTCCGCAGAATACTACCTTACAGTTGTGACCAATACGAGTAATAACAGAATCCAACTCGTGAAGAGTAGCGTTCTGCATTTCATCAACAATAACAATACAATCGTTAAGTGTAATACCTCTGATAAAAGAAGTAGAGATAAACTCAACAACGTTTCTCTTCTTTAGATACTCATACGCATCGCCTCTGCCAAACAACTCGGTACAAATGGCATAATAAGGCGCTTCGTATACTTTAGTCTTTTCTCTGTCGCTACCAGGAAGGAATCCCATATCTCTGGTAGGAACTACTGATCTTACAATAACAACTTTCTTATAAACACATTCAGGATCAGCAAGGATCTGTTTCAAAGAAAGATACAATGCCATAAAGGATTTACCTGTACCAGCAATACCATGAAGCATTAGATTTTTGTCATCGTCAAAAGAATCAAATGCTAGTTTCTGATTCTCTGTGAGAGGATGGAAATGCTTTAGATTAAAGTTTATTTTCTCTTGGTAATTTTCCTTTGGTTCTTTACCTTGTTGACGAAGAAGTCTTTTTTCTTTACGAGTCAAACGACGTGTTCTTGTTTCTTCTTCCATTTTACCCCTTAGAATGTGTTGATAGTGCTCCTCGTAATACCTTTATTATTTCCCTTCTTGATATGCTTTAACAGATCACGGAAACCCTGGTCAGGTTTAGCCATGCCTCTGCCAGAATGGATCATAGGAGCGCCATTTACGAGTTGAGTTACATGTGGGTTTTCTTCAAGATAAACTTCAAGAGCAGAGATGCTCATGAAGTCTTCATACTCTTCGCCAGTTTCATTGTTTAAGAACTTATACGTTGGCATCTTTGCTCTTTCCCATGTAGGAATTCTTGCCCATGGTGCCAGTGACCATGGGCGCTCCGTTAATAAGTAGCTCAACGTGAGGATGTTCTTCGATCTTCTGTTCCATCTCGGAGATAGACATTAGTTCTTCCCACTCTTCGCCAGTCTGTGTATTACGTAGCTTATAGATAGGCATTAATATTTCCAATTGTTATCAATAATATCATCAGAAATATCTTGCTCTTCATCTTCTAGTAAAGCAGAGATATCCTTTGTGCGCAAGGCACGTTCAACCCGTTTGGCCTTACGCTTGTTCTCACGTTCGCGAGGATCATCGTGAAATTCTTCGTGATCTGAATAATCGTTCTTCTTAAACTTCTTTAGTGCTGACTTACTCATTCTTGAATTAACCCTGGTAGTGCTTCTTTAACGTGTTGAATAGTAATGCCTGGGAATGGCATCTTCTTATCTTTCATTGCTAAGATAAGTTTGGCATCGTCTGGATCTAATCTCTCAAGAAACTCAACGAACATCATTTCTCGTTTTGATTGATTGAGATTAGGATAAAATCCTTCGACGAAATATCTAATCTTGTCAGCTTCTCTATGTAGAATGTGCTGTTGATCTACAATTTCATTTGGTCTGTATGGTGGTTCGCCTTCTGGTAGGGCAAACTTAACAGTTGGATCAAACACACCCTGAAGAATAGTTCTTAGAGCAAAGGTATCATTACCAGCTAGATTGTCTACCTTTTCTTGCGTCTTTTTTAGTTTTGAAACCTTGAGCAGAAATTCATACATTCCAAGGACAGCCATTATTATCTCCTAAAATTCACTCAAATGATCAGTAAGGTTTTTGAGTTTGTTTGCTATAAAGTAATTAAGTAGTTTGCTACGATCACGGTTTGTTTGTGAATCGAATTGTTCCATAACCTTTTCACGAATAGTATCTGGCGTGAAACTAAGATCAATCAACCGTGCGTTACGAGAATAGTTACGGGCAGTAATTGTATCCATTTCTTCCAGATCAGTGCCCATAATCTTTTCCATCTTCTTTGCTGTTAGGGGTCTTTGGCGATCACCCACAACAAAAACATTATCAGGAGAAAGAACATTAGGAACGCCATCGCCAGCATCTCCCTTTAGGATATGTTCGTGAAGATATCTTTCCGGATCTTCGTGCGAGACCCATTTCTTACGGGTGGGATCATACTGTTTTACGTTAGAATATACGTGCAACTGAATGAAATCTTTATCGCCTGATAGAATTAGGATTTTCTCACCAGTATTTAGTTCTGAGCCGAACTTAGAGACAAGCGTAGAAATAACATCATCAGCTTCTGCTGACTCAACGTCGATAACTCGGTAGGGAAAATACTCTTTGAGTTCTGCACGAATCTTATTAAGACATTCGAACAGTGCTTTCCAATCCAATTCAGAAGATTCAAGATTCTTCTTACGGTTGGCTTTATAATAAGGGAAGATTTGTTTACGCCAGTAATTAGTATTATCACAGGCAATAATCATTTCGCCAAATTCATCTCCGAACTTTACTTTATATGAACGGAGAGAGTTTAGGATCATATGGCGAACCATATTTTCTTCAAGCTGTGCATTGGTATGGTTGCCAAGTTGCATGAGAAGATTAGACAACATGACCTGATTCAAGTCAACAATAATCACAATTTCACCTATTCGGTTTCTTCGGTTTCGCCAATTGGATCTAGTTCTAATTCCAACTTATCAACAATCTTAAACGCCCCTTCTTCTTTTGGGTGCGGAATAAAGATTGCTTCTGCTACCTGCTGAAAAGGATGATGCATGTCATAGTGCTTTAACATCAACGAACGTAATGCTTCGACTATTAATGCGCCATCCTTAACATCTAGATCAACATCATCTTCGATCAATCCAAAACCAGCGATATCTAACTGATTAAAAATCATTGGAACAAGGTTTTGGATTGTTTCTTGGATATGATAATGCCTCATCATATCCATATTGTGCTGGATATCTTCGATAGTAATGTCTCTATTTGCTGTTTTCCCTTTGGGAAAACTCACGATATTATTAGAACTCATATTATTATATTACCTTATAATTTCAAAAAAGTCAATAGTATTTAGTTCTGGTAGACCATATGAGAACCCGAGCCATAGAATTCGAAGTCATAGATACGACATTCTTTATGAAGATTCATGATACCCCATTCGACAGAGGCACGATCTTTTTCCGGAACGTAGAAGATAAAGAATCCTCCACCACCAGCGCCTAGTAGTTTACCGCCGAGAGCTCCGCCCTCCATAGCAGTCTCATAGATCTTATCAAAGTAGTCCTGTGTAATCTCTTCGCAAACGCCTTTCTTGTCCAACCAAGATTCGTGAAGTAGTCTACCGAAGTCGTCGATCTTTCCTTTATGAATTAGATCTACTGCTTCGAACGCCTTATCTCTTGACCGTTTAACTTTATTAAACTTATCAATATCGAGCATTGCCTTCTGTTGCTTCTGTAGAATGTTATTAGCATCTCTACCACGGCCAGAATATACAAGCAATAGATTCTTTTCGAGAGCACTAACATGCGGGTTGGTTAGTCTCATTTCTTCTATTTCAACTTCGCCATTTCTTTTGAAACGAAATAGATTCATGCCACCAAACGCTGCAGCATACTGATCCTGCTTACCAACAGGATAGCCGCACTTTTCCATTTCGATTTGACAAGCAATATCTGCTACATACTTACGAGTGCTGTTATCATACTTTGTAGTGGATAGAGCTTTGACAAGACCCACAGTAAAAGCAGAAGAACTACCGAGCCCAGAACCCTTAGAAACAATATCTGAAATGGACGCAACCGTAATCTCCTTTGTAATGTTATAATACTTTAGAGTCTCACGAGTAATTGCATGCTGCATTTGTTCAATGTCATGTTGTTCTTCAACATCATCATACATACAACGCACGCCCATATGCGGAACCTTGTGCGCAAATACATAAATGAACTTATTGATAGTAACAGAAAGGGCGGCGCCATCCTCCTGTTCATAGAAGGATGGCATATCGCTACCGCCACTAAAAAACGAAACACGTAGTGGAGTTTTTGTAACAATCATTGTTTAGCTCGTCTTGTAGGTAAACATTGCTTCTGGGAACTTTCTTGACTCTGCGTCAGGATATTTCTTAACTAGATCCCTTAACATAAAGTCCCATTTGCTCTTAATGAAATCAATATTATAACGAGAGTCAACATAAGTCTTGTTGAATCTAATCATATTATCCTGCTTCTTCTGGCGAACAAGCTCAATTGCTGCATTAAGATTACCAGCAAAAATGCTTCCATGCATGTTCTTGTCCATATCAAACTGATACATAACATTCAAAGCACCAGAAGTTTCTGGAAGAGCGCCAAGGTTAGGATGAACGCAAACCAATCCAGCTGACATTGCTTCTAGCATAGCACGACAAGAAGTCTCTGGCCAAATAGAAGGATAAGCAAAGATATGAGCTTTGTTAAGATATTCCTTCAATTCAGTATTAGGAACGAAACCATGATACGTCATATTTGGGTTGTTGCGAATTTGATCATACAACGGTTCAAACTGCTTATCGTAATCATCCCAACCATAGATCTTGAATGAAGAGAATACATCTAGATGAATGTCATCCTGATTTTCATTTAGAAATTCAAACACAGGAACTAGAATTTCTAGACCACGTTGTGGTGTAGAAGTATATACTAGTCTGATCTTATCATCATATGATTTCTCTAAGCAAGTTTCTGGCGCTGGTTCAATACCTGACTCTAGAATTATACACTTGCTGTCCATAGGAATACCATGCATTCCCTGGTAACGCTGGAACTGCCAGTTAGAAATGAATACAAACTTATGAAACTTATCACGCCAATCTGTGTCTCTAAACTTAGCAGACTCCGGATCTTCTGGCATATCATGACACCAAAAGATTCGAATCTTAGATTCGTCTAGATTTCTTTCACGTGAACAAATGATCTGACACTGTTCAAGTAAATCTTGATCTAGAATTTCTGCCAGCTTACGCTTGGCAATCTCAGTACCACCCTGAGCCTTAGCAGAAATTTCGTTTTCTTCAAAACCCTTCATTATAACCTACCTCAATCCTATACCCAGATGCCTGGGCATCATTATAAAACATTTGAACAGTTTCTCTAGAAAATTCTTCTAGATCCTTACCTTCTAGATTCAGTTTCTTAATCTGATCGTGGAGCATAGTAATAATATGACAACCAGCAGACTCTGCCATATGTAGATGATAGATCTCACGACAAGAAGCCCAAAGGAACTTGATCTTATTAAACTCTTCCGGCTTATCCATTGCTTCGCCGATACACTGCTTTGTCCATACAACTGGATCACGTAGAGTATCAGCAATACGACCAGCAAAGATAGAAATTATAACAGGAACATCTGGGTTGGTAATGTTCTCTAGAATATTCTGCGTCTGCTTGGGAGTAAAGACAGCAGTAACATTTACCTTTACGCCTTCTTCATTAAGCAAACGAATCAAACCGTAATTGTCTTCGCCCTTTGTATTTGTAACAGGGATCTTTACGAATACGTCGTAGTTACATTCTGTTCCCCATGAAGCAATCTTCTTTGCCTGAAGATACATGTTATCTGTATCATCAGCAAATACTTCTAGAGAGATATTAGTTCCTGGACGTTTCTCAGCAAGAGAACGAATCGTGTTCTTAGCGAACAATTCGTAGTTATCAATACCAGCTTGCCGCATTAGGGTTGGGTTGGTTGTGAACCCAGTAACTCTTGGATTCTCTGCAGCCTTCATAATACCTTCAAAGTCTGCACCATCTGCATATACTTCAATCATTCGCCACCTACATTCTGTTGAATAATGTTAACTGCTTCCAAAAGATTCTTTGCATAAAAGTCTGGCTTGATTTGTTGCCATTCGGAAGGAGCGGAATATATATCACCAAGGTATATAGTCTTTACTCCGGCACGGTTGCCAGCAACAACGTCACGCCATGTATCACCAATCATCCAGCTACGTTCCTTAGTAACGTGCCATTCTTTGATGATCTTATTCAACATACCAGGATTAGGTTTATACTCTTCAGTTCCACGTGTTCTTGCTGCCTGAATTGTATCAACCTTTAAATCATTCTTAAGACACTGATGAATAACATTCATTGTATCTTCGGTTGTATATCCATCATCAACGTCTGGCTGATTAGTTACAACGTGTAGAGAAAACCCAAGAGATCTTAAACCTTTAATAGCTTCCTCTACACCATCAATGTAATTAAACTCTGAGAAATACCAAGGACAAACATGCTTTGGATTATCTCTGCCATGGACTAGCTCATTGAGCGTGCCATCACGATCAAGGAAAATCGCTTTTACCATTTGGTTGCATTCTTCTGTAGGATTGGATTAGAAACTAAGCAATGCCAGACTACGCCTTGGAATGCTTCTGAGTGAGGAGTGATTCTTGTATTGTCAACAGCAGGAATACAAACAACACAGTTGCCCATCTTGTAAGTATATCCATCATTCTTACCAACAATACCAAACACCTGAGCTCCAACTTCGTCAGCAAGATCAATAGCATTACATAGACCTACTGAAACATTCTTTGCTTTGTTACCACCACCAACGGATAGAACAAAGATAGCATCAAAAGGACTAAGTCTGCTTACTCGGAGATACTCTTCGAAGACTGTATCGAATCCTTCATCATTTGTTCTCGCTGTGAGTTCCGGAACGTTGTCGGTAGGACAATATGATTGGATACCGCATAGCTTTCGAAGATCGTTAACCATATGGGAAGCGTTACCAGCAGAACCACCAACGCCAAGCACAAATACACGGCCACCACTTTCCCGAACGTCTTTAAGTTTCTGCGCCAGTATGTCGATCTTGACTGTATCGATAGTCTGAGCAATCGTAACAACTTCATTGAAATAATTATCTGTGTGACTCATTATATGAAACCCTCTGTCTCAATTCACTAGATGAATAAAAATGCTTACGTTCAATGAAAACAATTTCTATATTTCTTGACTTACATATATCTTCGCCGTGGATATAATGACCTTTATATTCCTCGCCGATAAATCGTTTCCTGAACTCACCAATACTTAGTATGTTGAGTAGGTCATCTTCAGTGTCATAAGGAATAATTGCATCAACCCAACGACAAGCATCGAGTTGTGCATATCTTTCAAACAATGATTGAATTGGTTTGTTCTTACTATCCGGACGATCAATCGTAGGATCAGATTGTAACCCTACGATCAGCTGATCGCACTGTGTCTTACAATGCTGAAGCATAGTCGTATGCCCAGCATGAAATAGATCAAACGTGCCGAACGTAATACCAATGTTTGGTCTCCACTTTTCAGTAGAGTTAGCAGTATAACATTGTTCTGGTACTGCGTAACCTGTAAACTTACTCGCTCCGTACAACATAATACATATTTCCTCCATCCCAAACATCAAGACCATTGCTGATCAATGGAATCTTTTCTACATTCTTATCTAGGAAGAAATTATTAAAGTAATCATCGTTTACCTTAAACCCAAAAACTTCCGACTGTGCTAGTATAAGCCAATTTTTAGATTTGTCAATCTTTGGCATTAACACATTACGATACTCGACTGGAGTTTCCGACAATGACCATGTAGCAATAACAAGGTCAGCATGAGTTACATTGTCATCTTCGAACGACCAATTAGGAGTAATACCCTGCTTACCAAGATAGTGTGCCTGAATTGGCTGAGTTTCAGGAATATCAACAATGGTATACTTACCTTTGAAACCAAGAGCATGAACAACGGAACACATGTCTCCATATCCTGCACCAATCTCAACGATTGATTCCATTTCCTTTAGTTGTTTAGCAAAACCAGTGATACAAAGATGAGCAATATCTTGAATACGCTGCATTGATGTATTAAAGTCAGAAGAAACTCTCTTAGAGCGTTTTGGATATGCTCCGGAGCGCCAATCCAATTTTCCTCTAGTGCTTCTGCAATCTCAGGATCACGAGCAGCATGATAGAAAGCCTCGCCAAGAAAACGAGAAGTTCTATACTGTGTAATGAAAGGAACGTTGTGGCAAGAAGCCCATAATCTAAAACGATTTAGCGGGAGTGTAGCACAATCGTGCTTAAACACTTCCCGCATTGTTGGCCAATATTCTGGACCGTTTATTGCTTTAGCTTCACGTTGTTTCAAAGAATATTCTGATTCCGGATCGAAATCAGACCAAATCACATCAACCATTTAATCCTCATGCTTGTCTGTCAATAAACATTGTTTCGAACTTCTTTGCTTCAAAGAAAGTTTTTACTAAATTAATCACTACCTTTTCATCAAAAGGTTTACATGAAAAGACATCAATGTAGGCATCATTTGTTTCATCAACAAAGTGTGCACAAATATTACTTGTCTCTATAAGTTGAACAAGAGTATAGCCCTGCTTATCTCCATGCCCAAACTTAACAATCTGTGGTTCGCCATAAGCAACCATGTCAATTTCTCTGACTAGCTGCTTAGCAAACTGAAAGATTGTGTTGTAATCTGTGATGGTAGAATGGTTACATTCGCCTGCATTAATTATGAGATGATGCCCCCAGTAGGTCTTTTCGTTCATTTAATTCTCCTTACATATATTGATACGGGTCTAACATTTCAACATATTCTATGGAGTCTATGCGGAATGAACGCCATCCTCCTTTAATCACATCCCACACTGCAAGAACCTCTTGGTTCTTTTCGTGGAAATCTTTTTCTTCAGCTGCTTCATTGACATAGTTTGGTGGAAGAAGCTGAGGCATGAGAGTGCAACGCATCTCTCGCTTTTCGCCGTTCACCTTAGTAAAGTGAACAGACATTACATTCTTACGAAGATCCTGTAGTAGAGTATCTCTCGCATACATAACCATAATTAAGCTCCAAAATAATCAGTTTCTAGTAGAATTTTTCGGTTGTCTGTTGTTTCCTCAGTAAGATGCTTCTTTAGCTGATCAAAGCCACCGATGTTGAAACCATCGAGAACAATGATAGGAAAGGTCTTAGCTTCTGGGAATTTTGATAGAAGAACTTCTCGGGTAAAATCTTCATCGAGCTTATACTCGATATAATCCTTACCGTGAATGCGAAGCATCTGCTTAGCCTGGTCACAGAAAGAACAGTTATCCTTTGAATAAATCTCAATCGCCATTAAAATATTCCTCCCAATACGTATTAACATCGACAGGATTATAGGGATTATATCCGTGCATGATCATGTCTGTCTCAACCATAAATTCTAGATCACTACTCATATTCATAACAACCTCCATCTTAGACAGATTATATTATACTAAAGTTTTTGGAAAAAGTAAACTCTTATTTTAAGGAGAGCTCTTTATCTTTTAGTGAAGCCTCGTATTTATTCATCTTGTCAATGTATCCACGGTTACGTAGCTCTTTGAATACAAGGTTCTCTCTACCAAATTCTCCATATTGCTGTAGAGAAGCTGTACGCATGTTCTTGAATCGAACTTTCATATTATTGAAAGACTCTTCTCCCATGTGATGTTTGATCATATGGTCGATAGCATGCATATAATGGGAGACTTTTTGTTTTAGTAGATGATCATTCTTGAAATCGTAGTCGACTTTAACAGGTTTCTTGACCCATTCGTCTTTCAATAAAGAATAGACTCCCTGATTTTTTGGGTATTTAATATCATCATCCTGAGCATAAGGCTCTAAAGGATAACCATACACATCAACATTATGAGTTAAAGTCCAGAGGGATTTCTTATCTTGTAGATATTCTTCAACGAACTTAGCGTCATCAAATAATTTACTACGATCGACAATTAGATGAACGTCAATGTCAGACTTACCAGTGTAATTGTAGTTGGCATTACCACCTGTCATAACGATATCTTGAATCATTGACTTTGGAATCTTAGCGAATTCTGCCCAAGCATGCCCAAACTTTATAAGAGCTTTCTTTACTTGTGGGTCAAGCGTATCTGGTGACTTCCAAATCTTAGGATTTAGTTCTTCATGATACTGAAGAGTCAGCTTCAATTCAGACAGATATTCGTTAAAATTAAGCATGGTTCCTCCGGAATGTTGTATCATTATTTATATTCCGGAGGAACGTATATTACTTCGTCTTAATGTAAGACGCTTTGATGTTGCTCTTCCCAAGAACTTCAAACCCATTAGGGAATAGGTAAGTGTTCTCTACGATACCATCATGATCATACATCCAGATATCGTCAAATACATAAACGGCGCCAACTGGTGCACGCTGCACGAAGAAGTCGCATTCGACATGTAAAGTCTCATTGTCATGAGGGCCATCAAAGAATACAAAAGCATATTCGTTCTCTAGCTTCTTGTATTCATCATAGACAGGAACACCATCGCCATAACGCTTAAAGAACTCATGATCTTCTAGACAAAAGAATGAGAAGTTTAGACCAGCGTTATAAGCATAGAAATAGAGCGAAGGGATAGTGCGGTTACGCATTGTGTTATCATAATCAAAACGCTGAGGAGAAGTTAGTTCCTTAGACTGCTTATCGCCTTCGATTACACGGTCAGGGTTATGAATTGTCATATTAAGGTTGGTGCATTCAATCTCAATATTACCATAAGGATCAATACAAAACATTGAACGATCAGTGTTACCATTCTCAGCCAACACATCAATAATCATCTTAGCAGAACCACCACGACGAGTACCAATCTCTACGATTGCTCCTGGTGTGTTACCAACCTTAGATACCGCATGTGTTAGAATTTCATATTCTTGTGAATCTGTACCGAAAACTTCCTCGGTAGAAAAACGAATAATTGCCATATTATACTCCCATGAAAAAATTAACCACACCAGCAAGGTATAGTATTAATATAAAAGCCTGGATGATGATTAAGGAAAGTTTCTTCCAATGCAATGCCATAAGCAACCAAAGGAAATTACCAACTGCACTCATATATATGTTAGCTGGATAAACGTTCCATGATGTAAGCGCAACAGCAACAATTAATGTTATTGTTGCAGCCCACTCAATAAAAATCCACAATCTGGTCTGCGATGCCATACTTCACTGCCTCCTTGGGCGTCAACCAAACATCTTCTGGTGGTAGCAAATACTTTTTAATAACTGCTTCTGTTTGGCCAGTACATTTTTTATAATGGTCTATAATGCGCTGGCTCGTATTATTAAATTCTTTTACTGATGCATGCAGTTCATGCTCTTTACCAATCGTTCCCCACGAAAACTGATGAGATAAGATTGCAGTGTTTCGGGTAACGTAACGATGTCCTTTTTGTCCCGCCATAAACGTAAGTAGACCACAAGAAGCAATTTCACCAAGTCCATACATATACACCGGGATTTTAGAACCTTTGATTGTATCAATAAGAGCAAAGGCTGAGGGAACTTCGCCGCCAGGAGAGTTAATGATAAACTTCATAAACTTGGGGCGATCTTTTTTCATTAGGTTACGAGCAAGAATAAATCTTAACGCATCTCCGGTAGAACTCGCATCAAAAGTTGAGTTGAATAGATAGTAGTGATGATCTTCAATATTGGGGATATCTATGTTCTTATCCTCTTTTTCTATGTTCAAGTTTGCCTCCATGATAAAAAGGGAGGCACGGACATTGCCTCCCTTATACTTATATTATCTCTGTACGTGCATATGGTTGTAATGACCAGCAGTTCGCCATAGAACAGTATAACCTTCTGCTCTTAGGTTAGATGCTAAACGATCAAAACGACCTGCATATCCTGAGCGGGCTTCATACACACCACGTCCTACGTTAATGTCAATAGCATTACCAGAGTAATGCGCAGAATGATGTGCGTGAACGTGATGAACGCCTCCGAATGCTGGGTGTTCAGAAACACGGAATCCAGCATGCTGCAACTCACGACCAAGTGCTACGATTGAACCACCTGTGTATGATTCATCAGCCTGATCGAAACGATAAGTTGCTTCTCTTTGCTTGTAATACGAGCGAGCCTGCTTCTTGTTTTTAAACTTGATAACAGGAGACACGCTCCAGTTGGCGTCAGATCCACCTAGAATTTGATCTAGGAGATTTGGTTCTTCAACTTCGTAGTTTGCTGAATACTGACTATGTTTGCCGTGAGGACGTGCAGATGCTACGTCAGCGAATGCAAACATAGCCACTGCGGTCATCGCAGCTAGAATAATCTTCTTCATTTTGGGATTTACCTTTCTGTTGTGTGCAACCGACTCTTAACACGGATGGTAATTTAAATGTGCGGTTCCTGAGAAACCTAGAGCACGAGCCACGTTTTGATTAACGTCAATTGTTCTTCCTCTGACGAATGGCCCTCTATCGGTTACAACGGCTTCTACTTGCCTACCATTTGACGGGTTGTGGATACAAACCGTTGTTCCAAATGGTAAGGTTCTATGCGCAACACCATAATGGTGACGCATACCGGATGCTGTCCGTCCGCTCCGGTCGTTATACCACGAGGCGTTGTGTCCGCCACCAGTGGAATAATTATTTATATGCTTGGAATGCTTAGTGTTATGGGTATGCTGGGAAGGCTGTGCAGAAAATGGCCGGAATAGATCCTCCAAAAAATTGGCCTGCACAGGCGTACATGTAACAGCATACGCCGTTGAAATTAAAACAACAGACAACAAACGATTCACGTAATTTCCTTTCATGATAAATGGTAGGGGCACCAGGAATCGAACCTGGTCATAAATCTGTTATGAGCAGATGGCCGTCCCAGCTGGCTCTACCCCCTCTTTTAATTTACGCCAATAAACGATCGGCTGCTATACTGGCGGCGAAAGCGTTGGGCTTTACGAAAGGTACTACGTTACAAAATCCCTTAATATAGCCAACTGCCTCTGAGATTACGCATGAAGAACCATGCTTCTCGTCAGGGTTGATGTCCAGATGGATCTGAACGTCTCGACAACCAATTACTTCTTCGAGATCCAAATACATCTGTGCTGTGCGCATAACTTCATTCATCAAGCGCATACGTGGCTTATCCTTCTTCTGATCATA